TATAGATGGGGCATGGCCGATCATATTGGCGGTAAGAACGCAAAGAATCAAACTGGTATTATTTCTAAAATGCTGAATGAGGTTGGTCTTTCAAATAATGAGTTTTATAAATTCTTTGAGACTGACTATCTTCACAGATCAATGGTTAAAGAATCACTCAAGGCTGGAGATCCTGTATCCATTAGCGCAGTAAGGGAGTATGGACTAACCCTACCAGATGGGTACATAGTGGATGGAAAGATTGCATCCACCAGTAAGCAACAACCCCAGAAGCCGAAGGCCGACAAACCTAAGTGGACGCACACCGACCGCCGGGGCGAGACCGACAAACCTAAGTTTGAACAGGACGTCGAGCCACCGAAGAAGCCCAAGCCGGAAGCTAAACCGTACGACGGTCCGCGCCTGAGTTTAGGCGACGGCACTAAGAAGTTCTCGACGCTCCCAAACAAGGCGGACCTGATCAACGAGCAGAAGTTGATTCGGAAGGTACTTGGTACGGGTCACATCTTCGACCTCACAGGTCGTACGGTGTTCCCGATGCGGACGCTCCGGCTCCTGCTCGATAACCCACAGCTTCTGACCAAACTCTCCGCAGACCAACGCCGATTGATCGTTGAGCGCATTGAGGTGCATGGTGGACGCGATCCTAGTGAGCTCGTTGACCTGAGGGGCGACCCACTTAGCAACGAAGCGATTCTCGAGAGGTTAATTCAGGGTATTTTGACCCTTGCGGACGCCGCAGGGCTCCGAAGCGTCAGCTCGGCGCTCCGGGGAGATGTCGTTGACGACGTTCGGAAGGACGTTGCCGAAGAGGCAAAAGACGTACCTCCAGAACCCGGTGTCGAGAAGACCGATGCCGAACTTGGGTCGGAGGCGGCGTTCACGCTGTTGGATAACTTCCTTAAAGAGGGTTCGACCCTCACCATACCGGGAGCGGTCTCAGATTTCATTGAAACTGAGTTGGCGAATAACTCTCCAGAGTTTGCCGAAGCTTTCCTTACTGCGTTCTACTACAACTCCCCGAGACCCAAGACCCGGACGGAACTCCGGCTCGCGGCGGCTACCGTCGAATCCCGGATCTCAACGGGGCTCACTCTCAAGGCGATGGAAGGCGCGGCCCTTGCGGAATCCGAACAGCAGGACCCTGTACCCGATGATGATGATGATGATGACGGCGAACCGCTAGAAGCGGGGTCCGACGGGGATCAGCTCAAGGAGTACGACAAGCGATTCGCAGATGCGACCCGTAAGCTACTGGCAGACACCGGACTCCAAGGCGCATTCGGTGCCCGGTTCATCCTGAAGGCTATAAAAGGCAGTTCCGCTATCCGTGAACTGATCCGAGAGGGTGCGTCGTTGAACAACATGTTCCTGAACGACCCGAAGTTTACGAAGAAGCAACGGGACGCAGACATCGAGACCGCTGTAGAGGCGTACCTCAACAGCCCGGACCGCTCGCTTGAAGAGCGATATCTACTCACCGCCATGCTCCGGGCCGGGTTGAAACCGCTCAAGATGTTCGACGCGTACCGGGATTTGAGCACCCGATTCCACAACGCGAGCTCACGCCCGGCGTCCAAGGTGGTATTCAAATCCAGTGTGGCGAAGGGTTCGTCATTGAAAATCGTACCGTACTCGTCCAATTCCGGCAGTACGATGGTCGCGTCGTTGGCTACCGTCCTGACCCAGAAGCTTTCCACTCGGGAGGAAGCCCTAAAATTCTTCGCCCTCATCAAGGGGGTACAGAACCTGAAGCGCGACTCCGTGTACAATTTCTGGAGCCTGATGCTGTCTGAACCTGCTGAGGTGCTGGAGTTTGCAGACTCCGAAATCGGAGCGGAGGTCTTACGGAAGAAGCCCGGAATCCCCAAGCCTGCGAATGAACTGGGCCCGCTGTTCTCCACGTTGAAGGACCCGAACGTTAAGAGTTACTGGGGTAAAATCCTCGACGACTACCTCGAGAAGGTCAAAGCGGCCACCGACCCTGCGGATTTCCGTAAGCTGTCGGCTGAGATTTCCCGGAAGATGCGGTCCAACGGGCTGTCGGCTGTCCCTGAAGTGAAGGCCAAAGGGATGACAAGCCTTGCCCGTATCGCTCAGAGCATGCCGGAGTCTGAAGCCCCTGCGAGTTACCGTCGTCCCGACGGAACGCACCGGGCTAACGTCAACTCCCCGGACCAGATTACCCATATGGTTGGTCATGCCCGTAACGCCGGACTCGAGGAGTTCGGCCCGGACTACGACTACTGGGTACTCAAGGAACTCGACATGGTTGACGCCACCCACGGGGTACTCCGTCGGGCGATTACCTTTGAAAACCTGCTCGAGGAGGAGCATGTCTCCATCCACCGGGCGGCTTGGGACGAGGCGTTGGCTAAGAATCAGAAATGGTACGACGCATGGGCCGGGCCTCTCGGGGATAAGACCTCCGTACGTACCGTCACGATGCCGTTGTACCATACCTACGAAGCGGCGGTCCGTTACTACAACGATACGGTCACTAAAGAAGACGTACTTACAGAGGGTGAGCGGAACCACGAGGCGGTACGGACCATCGATCAAATCCTCGAGGCGGGGAATCGCGGTGAGTTCGACAACTCTCCTGAAGGATTGGTCTTCGAGATCGTTGACCGGGCTAACCGCCTGCGCATCATGCACGCCATCCACGGGGACTTCTCCAAGTTCGGAGACGCCAAGGCTCTCACCAAGCGTGCATCCACAGCGGCTTCTTCCGGTGTGACGATGACCAAGGAAGGATTCGGGGACACCCACCTGAACGCTATACGGATCAAGGACCCTGCGTTCGTGACGACCGCGCTTCAGCTTGCGATCGACCGGGCTCAGGCTCAGGTTGACAAAGCGAAGGGTAAACCGCAGGCCCTCAAGGCGGCTCAGGCGCTACTGGCCCAGACGGAAGCGGCGGCGAAGGACTTCCTCGAAGGTAAGAAGGGAGATGATGGGGTCCGTAGAGGTGGCGTTGAGTCCACCGACGGCCATGCTTTGATCATGCCTCAGGCCCGCGACCGAATCCAATGGGCGTACGGCCCGCTACTCACGCAGGAGAAAGACCTCGGGTCTCTCAAAGTTGCGAAGACGATCCATACTGGGCACGAGGGCCTCGACAAGCAAGGGGCGTCCATCTTGACCCCTGAGTTTGCCGCCCATGCTGACGGCAGTGCATATCAAGTCATCCTTGATGCTGTTGCTCGCCACTTGCAGACTCAGACCGTGGGCCAAATGGATGAGGCCGTCGCCCGTAACGGTGGGCAAGGGGCCAACCGCGTTGATGTCATCTTCTTCTCGTCCGGGGATAAAGCTAAGTCCGGGAAAGAATACGACCTCATGGCGAACAAGGACGAGATGTACGATATGGGTCCGGGGTGGTCCTTCCCAACCGAAAGCGTTGACCGAATCCCAGTATCTGATTTCTACTGGTTGCTGTCCGCAGGGCACTCCACCCAAGCGACGGTCATGCAGATGCCCGTTCAGACGGTGGCCGTACTTTCCGGCATCCCCGGAGCGTTCAACGACCTGCTTAGCATCCAAGATGCGGCGGTCGCCCACGCCCAGAAGTCTGCGGTGAAGCAACTACAGCCTAAGAACGTTATCTCTGAGACCGACCATGCGTTGGCCCCGTTGGCCCACGCCAACGTGATCCCGTTTGACAACGTGTTCATGTCCCAGTTGCTGTCGAAGAAACAGACGATCAAGCTTTCCAAGATCGTACGCCCGGAGATCAGCGGCAACCAACTGGTTGAAGCTCCGATCGCCGCGCCTCCCGAGATGTTGATGGACTATTATAAGGTCTCTCAGGAGGAGACGTTTGGCCTTTGGGACCCCGATCCGAAGGGGGATAAGGTTCGCCTTGCTCGAGCTGACTTCAACTCGGACGGCGTACGGTTCTCTATGAAGCTCAACGAGGGGCCGTTGCAGGCCCGTACCGTTGCGGAGGCAGAGGCGTTGCTCCGCGACCCGATGGTATTCCCGTACTTCATGGACATGTTCGACATCCCTCGGGCCGACTTGAAATTGCTCGAGGGCCTGTCCTCAGCCAAAACATCTGAGTGGTTTGCCCAAGCCGCCGCGAACCCGGACTATGAGTTCCGCTCTTGGGATCTGGAAACCGACGGGGAGTTCATCTCGGTTCCGGGAGAGCCAGTACTGATTCAACGTGTGCCGTCGGACAACGTGTACTCCACGTCGGTCGTCCGCGCCGGGAAGCGGGTCCTTACAGAGGACGGGCAGTCTCCGAACGTTATCATGACCTCGCAGGGGGTTCAGATTGGTTCGGGTGCTGACTTCGATATCGATAAACGTTTCGTTATGTCCCTACGCCGGACCTCGTTACAGTCGGACCGCATCGTGAGTGATAAGGAACGGTTCATCGCCGAGAAGACGTACCGACAGAACGCCGAGCTACCGAAGACCAGTAAGACCAACGTCCAGTACGACCTGTCGAACCCACGGTGGGCCGCGTACAACCGCTTCCTGCTCGGGCTCGTGTCCGACTTCGAGGACGTAAATAACTTCGACGCCATCACGTACCAACTCGACCACGACCTGATTAAGGATCTGACGAAGAAGGCGGTAAGTGAGAAGGCTCGGATCGATGAGTCCGCATCGTGGGAAGCTGACCTAGCCTCCGTACATGGCGCGGCTCGGTTGTACAAGCTGAACTCCGTCGGTAAGAAGGGCCTCGGCCGTTCCGCTACCTCGATGTTCTCCGCCGGGATCATGCACGGACTGGGCTACGGGGTCACAAGCGACCGGAGCTTCGGGTTCTCGACCGACGTCGAAGGAACCCCGGTGGACATGCGGGTTAAGGTCAACCGCCTAGCAGGCGACCGGACCAACTTCCACGTTACCCGGAGTATGATCGGATTGGTCATGAACCTGTACACCGACCACACCAAGATGCAGGTCATCGATAAGCTTGGGGGCGACGAGATCACCGCCTCCTTGTTTGCGACCATGCTGTACATGAACCGGGACCTCGTGTCTGACGCAGAAGCTGAGGGCAACCCGGACTTAGACGGAGTCACCGAGTACGGTGAAGTCATGTGGCGCGTACTTGAATCTCCTGAGGTTCAAGCGTGGGCCGACCTGTCCCGCCTGAAGTTCAAGCTCAACCTGACGAAGGAGGAGCGTGGGTTCCTCGACGACATGGAGAACTCCAAGGACGCGATCAAGCAGGACGTAATCGAGAAGCTATTCAAGCAGAACAACCCCGGCGTCATCCCGAACACTGCAATCTGGGAACTGATTATCGGCGGGTCGCAGGAGATGCTCGACATCGAGCGACTGTTCCGTGGGTACCGCAACCCGATGCCCACCGACTCGGTCAGCTTGTTCAACAAGCGGCAGGCGTGGACGCGGCGGGCCATCGGTCTTGCCGGAGTGGAGAAGGTGGAGCGAGTGTGGGAGGGCACCCCGAGCATCTTCCAACTCCCGGCCCACGTCGGGAACGACCACTTCCAGACCTTGATCCACGAGCCGTTCGCGGCGATCGAAACCGCGAAGATTCACCGGGCGTTCACTGCGTCGTTCGATACGGCGTCCATCGCCCTGAGTAACGTGAACGGGCTCTACCCTGCGGTGCGTATAAACAAGCATATCGCTGTCGAGGTCCGCGACTCCGACCCGGCGCACCGTCGCCTTTGGGAAGCGGTTCGTGACCCGCTGAAGAAGCTGAAGCTACGTGACTCGGAAGGACAGGATGTCTCGGCAGACCAGACAGGTGTCGGGGTCGAGAAGTCTCGGGCGGCGATCAACCGTCTCGTGTTCGCGACCGCTGTGATGACCACCGGGTACCCGTTCCGTCAATCGATGCCGGAACTGGAGCAACGGCTCTCTAAACGATTAGGCGAAGCGTACGCCGCCGACCGAACGAACCTGTTCCTCACTCAAGGGGTGGCGGAGAAGCCTGCCGGGGAAGAACGCTTTGAGTTCTCTGTACCCTCAGGTACCTCTGGGATTGAGCGGTCGGAAGCTGAACTCAAGCAGTTCCACGAAGGGTTCGACGCCCTGCCGGAAGACGTGAAGCTCGACCTGCTGATGTACGCGGTCGCTAAGTATGGCTTGGCCCTGCACACATCGTACGGGTCGTACCTGCCGTACATCAGCCCGGACTACCTGACTCCGTACATCAAGACGGCCAACGAACTCACCATGAGCGAGTTGAACGAGAAGCGTGCGACCATCTTCGCTCACCGTGCGTCCCGTGCGACGGGTAGTGCCCTCGGCATGAACCTGAAGGACATCAAACACCCGGTACCGGAAGCCGAAGCTCAGGTAATTGAGAACCATGCGGACAACCCCGACCCTAAGCTCAGCCCTTCCGAGCGCAAGGTGGCTATGGATGCTGAAGCGGTCACCGCGACAGAGGCCAAGGCGTTAGAGGACACCGAAGGCGAAGGTCAGGTTGAAAACCCAAGCGTTGGGGACTACTCCTTAGACTACGAACTGCACGGGGCGTCCAAAGCGGATTGGGATACGTACTTTACGCACCGCCACGTACCGCTGACCGCTTCGACGGTGGGTTCTTGGACTCTCCACAACTTCCGCAACGACCGAGGTGAGGTCATCACCGAGGAAGACTCCGAGTTCCTGAAGAAATTCAAGGAGCGGGTCCAACCGTTGATGAAGCCGGAGACGAAGGACGCCGCGATCAAAGCGATCGACAAGCTTCAGGCCAAAGTGCCGAAAGCCGACACAGCCGCCCCCGCTCTAGTTGAAGCTAAAGCTGACGCTCAGTCCGCTGTAAACGTCTTCGCAGGTACTGGAGATAACGCGCACCTTAGCAACTTTGCAGTACGCCCCTTCACGTACCAAGGAGAAGAGTTCGCCTCGGTAGAGCAGTATTTCCAACTCATGAAGTTCCGAACCGCCGAGGTCCTCGGGTACGAGGATCAGGAGGCGATCGATTGGATTATGGGTATGGCGGATAAGATCCATGACACGCGCAACGGTGCGACGCTGAAGAGGCTAGGCAATGCCCGCCACAAGGGCGTGGAGTTCGATGCTAGCTTCTGGGCTCAGATTTCCGACGACATTATGAAGGAGGCAATGATCCAAAGCTTCTCTCAGAACCCGTACGCTCTCGAAAAGCTCCGCGCTACTGGAACTGCCCCGTTGACTCATAAGGACAAGTCGGGGAGGGAGCAGGACGGGGGGCGCTTCTCTCGAATCCTGATGGAGGTGCGAGAAGAGCTTTCGGCCCCAACGGACGCCACAGCCGCCCCCACTGCCCCCTACTCTGTGGAGTCGATTGACGGCGGCTCGTCCGCTCTGAAATTGACGCCTCCTGTCCCGATCCCCGGAAGTAGGTCGGCGGTAGACTACGTCACGACCCGCTCTTCGCAGGGCTCGACCTTCCTTGAGGTATCCTCTTCAGAAGGGTCCGGGATGGGGTTGGAACTGGAGGTTTCAAGGAAGTCAGACGGGACGCTAAAGCTGACGTACCGTGCTGGGAATCGAACGGGTTTCCCGCCCCTGTCTTCCGGGACCATCACCCCTGAACTCGAACGCCGGATAATGGCCGCCGTTTTCGGCGAGGATTACCAGAGCCGAATCGACGAGGCCTTCGCCTTTTTCGCGGGTCAGAAGTTTGGGGCTTGGGATTCCCCCATGCCCGTGCTGTCTGCGGTGGTTGACGCCTTGATCCCCGGGGCGAACATTCCGTTAACCCCATCTATCGATGAGCGAATCGATAATGCGAAACGCCTCCAAGACAAGTATTTGGCTGAAGGTGATGCCAGCATGGTCGAACGGTACGCTGATATTATTAAAGAGATCGAAGCGGAGCGGACTGCTACGCCCCCCGCTTCAACGGACGCCCAGTCCGCTGTACTCGACGCGGCGAAGGAGTTCGTTGAGAAGGACCCTGCCGAGTTGGATCAGGCGAAAGAAGCGGTGTCGAAAGCGAAAGCGGCGGCGAAAGAGAAGGCGCAGGTCACGCAGGAGGTCACGCAGGAAGTGATCGCCGAGACGATCGCTTCGATGATGAGCGGGCCTGCGGTTAAGGAGACTGCACAGGAAAGGCGGACGCGGAAGTGGCACGAAGAGCTCGCACGGCGGGACGCGGCAGGGCAACCCCGGTTCGTTGAGGGAATCACGGACAAGTCCTCCGAAGGTGGACGGGCACTGGGCACTAACTACTCCCCAGACGGAGGGGGTTGGAGCCAACCTCGTATCTACAAGAGCGTGAAATTCAGTACGGGACGTACCTCCGTTCAAAGGATGGATGGTGATGCGCTTGTCCGTCGCCTATCTGAGTACGGGAACTTTGCCCTCGCCTTGATGTCAAGTGGGGATTACGTCAGCGGGTTCACCCTTGTGACGAAGGACACCCCACCACCGACGATCACCGATGCGCAGATACACAAAGTGTTAAACGAAGCGCATAAAGCCGGAGAGATTTCGGGGAATGCGAAAGAAATCCTGCCGGGCGCTGTGCAGTCCATCTTGGATCAGGGGAAGGACCTCCCGAAGGTCTCACTCGACATGGACCCGTTGAAAGCCTTCGACGACATCGTCAACGGCGAAGACACCGACCCGGACAACAACATAAGTCAGGCGGCGTTCTTCACCAAGCTACTCAAGGTGGACGCCTCGACGATCAGCTCGCAGAACGGTGGGCGGGAGATGCTCCTGAAGCACTCCCGGATCACCGAGCAGAACGAGATCATCCTCGCCGAAGCGGCGAAGCGTTGGATCAGGATGACCAACTCCCGTGGCGGTGACCTCGATAAAATCAAGGAGGCTGAACGGGCAGGCGAAGCGATGCTCAAGGCGTTGACGGTGATGTACGAGGCCGGAATCCGTACGGAATCTGACCTCCAGACCTCAATCATGGCGCAGGTTCTGTGGGATAAGTACCCGGCAAGCGCCGCGAAACGTCCAGAGTACGTCGAGTTCATGAAAGCTAATCCGGGTACCGTGAAGGCCGGAGACATCTACTACTGGGACAGCCCGGACGACCTGATTAAGCAAAAGCACAACGGTAAGGTCTATTGGGTTGTGCCGAAGTCCAAGCGCAGGTACGCCGCAGAGACAGCCGCGACGTACTGGGCGGATGCGAACAAGCACAACGCCAAGATCGATGCCCTCAAGGGGAAGCGGCGGGAGAAGGCTGAGTCCAAACGGATGCACAGTTGGGAAACCGTGATGACGGACTACGCTAGGACGCTCGACGATGCGGCGAGCCGTATGAATAAGAACGTCGGCTACGATTGGATGAAGAAGCACGAGAACCGGGTCTTCCACGTCCTCGACATCGAAGATCGCGGGACTGCATCGGCACCGAACAAGCTCGGCGGAGCCCAAGAGGATCAGGACACGTTCCTCGAGACCTCCAGTTACTCCGAGATGTCCAGACGGGGGCTCAACCCTCGTACGTTCAACGTGGCTGAGAACTTCGCGGCGTGGCTGAGAAGTACGTCCGAGAAAGCGCGACTCGTCGGAGTCCTGCGCTCCTCCACCCTGATGACAGACATCAATGGGGTTCCCGGACTGGTAATGGGAAGCGCGGACACCACCGCCGGGGAGAAGTTGACCCCGTACGACCGCAAGGCCGGGTTCCTCATGCTCAACAACCTGCGTAAAAAGCTTTCGGAACATAAAAGCGTGAAACTCCCACCGCTTAATCCCAACAAGAGCCCTTGGGTTCAGGCGAATGAGTTGGCGACCGCCTACCCGGAGGCGATGGCCGGGTTGGGGTACGTTCCGCTCAAGTCTCACGCACTGGGTCCGAACGTCGATCAGGTGTGGGTCATCCAAGGTACCCTCGAGAACGTGGTCAAGCACGTGTCATATACCGGGTTCAAGGGGCGCTTGCAGGAGGCGAAAGCTGATAAATCCTTCGGGCGTACCCTCGGTTGGGGTGTCGCGAACCGTCTGTTGAGTGTGACCAAGCTACTGAAAGGACTCAACGTCGGGTTCTCGGCGTTCCACCACCTTGCCCTCGCCGAATCGGCGGTGGCTAACGTGGGTCTGACGTTCAAGAATCCAATCTTCCACCTCGGAAACTACTGGATGGCGGGACGTAAGGGCCTGAAGATGTACCGGGAGATGACCGCGAACCCTGAAATCATGGGCAAGTGGGCGGGCCGTGGGCTCAAGGCATCGACGCTTCCGTTGGACGCGCTTCACTATCAGGAGAGTTCGAAGTGGCTGTCCCGTGCGGGCCACGCCTTCAAGAAAGACGGCAAGGGCTTGTTCAAGAAGACGAAAGCGGGCGACGTGGTCGGGAACTTCATACTGGGTGTCGGCAATCTCAAGCGGCAGACGGACAATCTCCTGTGGCACGGCATGGTTCCGGTGATGAAGGTGCATATGGCTGAACAGATGTTCGAGAAGTTCCGTGCGGACCCCCGTCTCAAACACCTGACCGACGAAAAGCTTGGTCACGACATCGCCAAGTACGTCAACGACGCGCTCGGCGGGCAGGAGTGGGAGCAGTACATGCACATGAACCCGCTCATGCAGGACTGGGCCAACATGGTGATGTTCGCCCCGGACTGGACGCTGTCCGCGTTGAACGTGTCGGGCATGAGCAAGGCGATGGGTGCGGCCTTCGGTCTCGAGGGTCCGATGAACTACTCGGACGACGCATTCGACGTCACGAAGAGCGCCATCGGGCGCCATCGGTGGACGAAGTACCTGCCCGGATTCTTCATGAATGTACTCGTGATGCCCCCGGTTGCAATTCAGGCGATGATCTTCACCATGTTCGGAAGCGGTGACGACGGGGATGAAATGTGGACGTGGAACAACGAGAAGGGTAAAAAGTTCCTGATCGATTTCACTCCGATCCTGAGGCACTACCATGAGACCAATGGGAATGAAGTGCCGGACCGCCGTGCGTACCTGACTCCGGGTAAACAGCTCCGTGAGATTGGCGGGTGGCTACAGCATCCGGCTAAGACCCTCTACGGCAAGTCGTCGAACGTCGTTCGCATGGCGAACCTGATTGTGTTCAGGTCGAAGACCCATCCGTTCTCCCCTCAGCCTTGGACGGTTGACCGTGAAGACGTAGCGATGGAGGCGGTGTACTCATTGCTTCCGTTCGTCGCTTCCGGGTGGATGAACGACGCCGAGGTTCCGTTGGGCATGCGTCCCTTCCTGACCGTGACCCGTGGTGCGTCGGAATGGACTCTGGCGAAACGCGCTTCGGAGGTTTACTTGGACGCCGCCTCGGGTAAGGGGTACCAACGCATGTCTCCCGAGCGACGGGCGATGCAGTTGGAGAAGGAGTTCGCTGAGATATGGCGTGCCGCTGAGCTCAACGGAGTCGACGTTCGCACCGTCCAGACGGAAGGGCGCAGGGAGGCACGGGCGCAATACAACCAACGGTTGGTGGAAGAGATGTCCAGTCACAACCCGGACAGCGAGAAATTGCAGGAGCACCTACTAGGGCTCGCGGTTCTCCAACCCAATTACCGTGCCCGTCGCGATAGCCTGCGTCGCACGATTGATTACCGGGTAAATCGTTCAGAAAGGTTAAGCAAAGAAGAGAAGGCCCGCCTACAGGGGTTGTATGACTCCTATAGGTTCCGAACCGAAGTGCGAAATGCGAACGACACCCACGCAGATACGTGGGGTCGTCGGGGAGGCGTTACGGTTGAGAATCAATAACGATCCTTATTACGCACCGCGTACTCCATAATCCCAAGGGCATCGGCAGTTGCCAATGTTACCTTGAGGTAGGGGTAGCGTCTCTGCATCTGGTCCTTGATGTAATTCTTCCGGGCACGTACCTGTTGGGATTCAACGCCCTTGGGCCTGCCCGGAACAATTTCCTTCATCCAACCCGTGGCTGTCACCTCATGAGTTGGAAGTCTACATGCAACCAAAGCCATCTCCAGATGACCGACGTGTTTAGCGAAGGTCGCTGAAGATTGCGCTGAGTTACCGAGACGATGCTTGCCGACCTTCTCCATCATCACCGACGTGTCGCGGTCAGTGAAGTTGGAGAGGAAGTCGTATAGGTCCTTGATGGTCTGGGGCATCTTGTGGCAGTACGCCTCCTCCCCATCCCACCAAGCAACCCCGCCGGATAGGCCGGGGTCTATTGCCATTGTGATTTTACTCATTGTAATCATCCGGCCTGAAGTTAACAGGGATGGTCCACATCTGACCTTTATTGGACCGCCTCTTCGTGATCCTGAACCCTCGCTTCTGTAGGCGGGAGAGGATGTGGCCGAGGTGCTCATTCTTCATGCCCCTCATTCCGTTTTTGATCAGGTCACATGCCTGCATTCGTTCAAGCAGTACAGTGGTCTGTATGTTCAGCGGGGCCATCTCCTCGTCCGGCGAAGCGGCTTGGCATTCAGTCAAGTACACGTCGAGACGCTCGCAGAATGACTCGTCAGTACCTCCCGACTCCATCTCCCGACGCAGTTGCAGGTTGCAGTACGGAATGATGCCGTACCGCGTCTCGCCGAGGACTTCCTTCGGTGGAGTCCAGTCGAGCAACCATTGAAGCATGTGCGGTAGCTCTTCCTTGATCGTCTGGTCGGTACCTTCGCCCGTGCGTTCCAACAGATCGCCGGGTTGCCGTGCTCGGATGGCGATGAGCTTATCGGTGAGGGTCTCCTGAAGTTCAGGGGTGGCTTTCAACGACTCGGGGTCATCGTTCATCGTAATGCACACGCGTCCCATCCATTCGATCTGCTTGAGGTCCTTGTTCTTCCCGTTAACCGAGAGTGAGTCCGTCGCCGCAGTCTTCTTGAGCCGAGCGGCCATTGCTTTACGCGCACCGATCCGGCTTCCGGGTTCTCCGTCATCCACCATGTGCAGTCCGTACTTGTAAAGGACGTCGGTGAACCCACCTTGGGACCCGTTGATGTAATGCTCAGCCGCATCGATGCCTCCGCCCATACTTGGGGCGAGCATCCTGAGGTTGAACAGCGTCTTACCGCATGACGGGGGCCCTGCGATGAGCATGATCTGCCCGCGCTTAGGTTTCTGCTCGAGTGCTCCTTGGTACGACCGCTTCCACCATGCCAGTAGCAGGTGCTTCTCGTTCTCGCTTACGCAGAACCTGTCGAAGAACTCCGCCATGAATGGGAATAGCTCGCCCCACTCTCCGGCCCGGCCTGACGGTTTCATGGCTTCGATTTGTGACATGTTCAGGTATTTTTCTTTCTGGTATTCCATGATGCCCTCTGGCTTATACACGAAGTGAGCAAATGCAGTCACCCCTTTCATTTTCTGTACGTCGCGAAGCAGGTGATCCATTTCACTAGCCTCGCCCTTTTTCTTGGCTGTGTTGATTCCGAAGTCCACATTGAATCGGAGCGACGCGTTCTTGGCGTCCTGTACGGTCCACCGATCATCCGCACCGTTCTTATAAATGTAGTCCTTACCGTTGAACCACGTGTTCTCGGTCATGTCATCGAACTGCTTCACCTTATACTGGGCTACGAAGTTCGGACCGAGCAGAGTCTCCCAGTCCATGAAGGTCTCATGGCCTGCGTGACAGTAAAACCCGTTGTCCATTAGGAAGGCTCCGGCAGGTTTTGTTGCAGTGTCGTCCCAAAAGCGACGGCACCTCATTCCGGGGGTGAAGCTCAAGACGTCGTCCATCTTAGCCCCGTAGATTCTCTTGGCCTCCTCGAAGGCAAGGTCTAACGGAATGTCGATGGACGCCTTCGATCCGAGACGTAAGGTCTCAGCCGTTAGTGCTTCCTTCACCCAGTACGCCATGACGGACTCAGGGATCGGGACGTCGCTTATTTTCGTCCACGCATCCCCCGTCGTGTAGTACTTACTCGCGTCGAACAACGCAGGCTTATCAAACGACTTGGCGAGCTTCGGGAGTTTCAGTTGTGCACTGATCTCCTTCATCAACGGCTCAATCATCTGGTCGCTTACGTTGGTTGCGACTTCGAGGACCCACACGGCATGCAACCCACCGCCCAAACTTTGTGAAATATAGTTCGGGTAGTAGGGGCAGGCATATTTATCCAACTGCTTTTTGAATTTTTCGAGATCCTGCGTTCCGTCATAGTCCACCACGATGGCGAGCATCTGGGCGGCAGGGTTCTCGTTGGACTTGGAGATACGACCGTCAGGGTTGAGGCCGAGGTACCCCGAGAAGAAGCAGTGCTCCGTCTCGTGGTTGTTGGCCCAGTTCATCCGCTTGCTCTTAACGTTTCGAATCTCGTCGGTGATTTTTTCTGTCGGTTCGAACTCCCACGGCTGAGTGCGACCGCTTACGGAGTCCGTTTCACTGAGCCGAGGGAGATATGGTAATTCGATCATCATATTTATCCCTTTACGTATTTGTCTTCATAGTCCCATTCAACTTCAAGCGGTACACCGTCAACCCATGGGGATGATCCGGTCATCAGCTTGGAGATCGCGTTCGCCGTGGCGTCCGTGCACTCGTCGATCGGTATCTCGAAGACGAGTTCGTCATGTACGTCAAGAACGATAGGGTACTGCGGGAACTCTTTGAGGCACGCAAGCTTCGCGTCCTTCATTACGTCCCGACCTGTAGCCTGAATCTCGTTCTCGGTCAGTTTTCCACCGTAGAAATTCAAGGAGTTGCCTCCCCGTACGGTCCGTGCCTTCATTCCATCGGAGTAGTTCACGTCGAAGTAGTCGAGGTTACGGCCCGAGCGTAGCGGTAGACTGTATCGTCTATTCGCTTTGCGGACTGATGCTCCCATCTCCTGACTTAACTTTCTCCAGTGCCCTGTGATTTCCGGGTTGGTTGCTCGGAAATCATCCACCGTCTTGACGGCAAGCGCAGGGGAAATGTCCAGTCCCGTGTACTTAAACGCCATGATAATGAATCGTTCCCATCCGCAACCGTAGCCTAGAGCGAGTACTCTTGCCTTTGCTAGGGAGTACAGCTCGGGATCAATCTTCTTGAGGCTTCCCTTCTTCGGGTCCCATCCCATAGTTTTTATGGCGTGGACTTCGTAGACTGAGTAGCCTTGCCGGATCATCTCAAGTGTGTCTTCCATGCCACAAACCCAAGCTAGAAGGCGGGCTTCAATTTGAGCGTAGTCGGCAATAAGGAATCGGTACCCCGGTCTCGGGATGAACATGTGCCGTAGGTGAACGCCGAAGCGTTCGTCACGGTAGATGTTCTGCATGTTGAACCCGCCGTCTCCACTGAAGCGTCCGGTGTGTGCACCGAAGTACTTCAAGGTGAAGGGGTAGATCCCATCAACATTGCGGTCGCGCAGGTGCTTGAGCTTCGAGAGAAACCCGTTGCCCTGACGCCAGACTTTCAACGCTTTAATCCAAGGGTATGTGTCGCCGTACTCGGCTTCCCATTCCTGAGCGTCAACAGAATCTTCTGCGAAAGAGGTGGGGCATTTGATTCCTACCTTCTTGCATTCGACGGCGATTTCCTTTTTAAGCATCGGAGTCTTGGATCGTTTACCTCCCCATTCCCATGGGATTGTTTGGCCTGCTTCCCATAGGAGAGTCTCCATGTGATCAATGGCGTTGTCGAGAGCCTCCTCGTCAATCCTGATCCCACGACGCCCCATCTCACGGTGCATCCGCGACAAGTCCTGTTCATCCTCCGGCCAGTACTGGCTGAAGTGTTTCCAGAAGTTGAATGCGATGAAGGCATCTTGGACACCCGCTTCGCAAATCTCTACCTTTTCTTTGTCGTCGAAGTCGTCCCAGTTTTTACCAAGGGCTGTCCCTCGATAAGTTTTGGAGGCAGTGTAGTCAAGTAGCGCACGGGCTGATCCTTTGAGGCTTCGAGGTCCAGACATATAAACACATAGGTCGGCGGTACAGGACCATTTCGCGGGCTGACAGTCAGCAGGGATGAGTCCTTTGAGGGTGTTAACCAACCAATCGGTCTCGTCGTATCGAGCGTTGTGCGCAACGGCGTGGCATCCTTTGATCCGGTCCCACGGTACGTTGTCATCAACGGGTCCTGAGAATTCCAACGAGGTGGTCCCGTCATCCAACTCGCTATACAAGCTGATGAGGTACAGATGAGCGTCAGGATGATTAACATACCCGTCCAATCCGAGGGGCGTAATCGAAACTTCTTTGTCATAATAATTTTCTAGGTCTAGCCCTATGGTTTCCATTAATGGTGTGCTCCTTTGGTTGAGAAAAAAACCCCCTCCGAAGAGGGGGCGTAGGTATTACATGCTCAATAGCTCCATTGCTTCCGCAACGAACGCATCGGTATTCTCGTCTTCAAGCAGACGGATGGCAGGGTTATAGTACGTACCCTTCTTTCCGTTTACCATGTCAGACCCGAGCGTCCACTTGCCGACCAGAAGGTTACGGTTGTTCAGCTCAATGTTACAGCGCGTGAAGATATACTTCCCGGCGGTACCATATGAAGCAGACTGGAGCCACCAACGTGCTCGAGCATACCGTTTACCATCTATCGTTAGCGGGAAGGCTCGGTCGGTTGCCCCTTCGGGCTGTTCGACCAAGACCAACAACTTCGCCTGTGCATTGACAATCGGAACACCGGAGTCGCGGTCGGCTTTCGTGCGTGCAACACGGAACCCTGCTTCTCTAGCTTCCAACTCTGTCTCGAACCGTTGAGGGAAGACCCCCGCATCGCGGTCCACTACTTCCTGATACTCCTTTTGGACGGAGACCAGAACGATGTTAGCCACGTTCTTGTCACCACCGACCAGTACGGAGTTGTCGAGGGTGATCAGCCCCTCGTCGAGTTTGTCAGGATTCTTACTCATCTTCTGGATGATCTTGAGTGTCGGAAATGTTACGTCCGACATATCGAAATCACCAGAGACAGTTCCCGGAACCATCGGAGTCGCAACCGCAGGGGGCTCAGCACCTTCCGGCACTGCAACTGCCCCTGCTTTGTCTTCGATGTCTACGGGTTTGATCGCTTTCTTTTCTGCCATTTTACTTTCCTCATGTTTCGTAGCTTCGACTATTCGTAGCTTCGTTAGTTTAATAATAACTGATCCGCGAGTTCCTGATCCGTCAGCTTACGATCCTTCTGTAAGAAGACGACTTCGGAACCACGTGAAACAGCATCCCCGAATAACTCTACCAACGCGTCAACATAGTCGCGCTTAGTATTGAACTCGGGAATTGGACGTTCGGTCCGCATGAGGTCGGCAAGCTTCGAGATAGAAACTGAAGCTGTACCGCTTACCAACAGGTCCTCGTGAGAGAACCCGAGTGTTCGTACTGTCTTCTCCAGTACCGTCCCCGCATCCTTTACGGATACGCTTCCGGCACGTCGGCGAAGAGAGAACCCCGGAATGTTCTCGCCGTCTTCAATCGCCGCCGAGGTATTTATCTGCTTCACCAGAGTACACCAATCAGGGATGACGCGTGCTAATAGCAGGCTTCGTGATCGATCTTCTGGGGTTAGGATGTTTTCCGGCAGGAATTGTTCAGGTAGCTCGAGGTATCCGGCACCACGGACCACTCCCGTGACAGCCGCGTTCATCACTGGACAGCGAGGTTTATTTGTGCAAAAGCCACAATGGTCACCTCCCTGCGGTTGCTTGAACGGGGAGGATGCCTCGGAAATGATGGACTGTATCCGAGCTCTAGTCACATCCACGATGGTGCGATTAAAGACTGCGGATGTGAAATCTGGAATGCGCGGGGCAATCAGATGTACGTGGAGCTCATTGTACGATCGGAATCGTTCGAGAGCGCCCACGCCGTAAGCGTGAAGTTGTAGGTTGAACTCTGCATGGTCTACAGCCATACGGCCTAGCTTATAGTCAATGACATGGATGATCTTGTTGGTGTAATCGATGACGATCACATCAGCGTAACCATAGGTCAGGCCTTTGACTGTAAGTTTAGCTTCACGTATTATTCTGTGTCGGCCCGGACAGGAGTCAATGATAGCTTGCACGTGACCCTTGCAGGCATGATATGCCCACATCTGTTCTTCCGATTCGAGGTTCGACGGGTCGTCGTGTTCAAGGGCGTCATGGATCAACGTTCCCTCGTCTGCGGCGGCCAAGTCTCTACTTCGACGCATGTTATTATCACTTTCAAAGCACGGACATTTCTCAATGGCTGATAGCTTTGAAGGGGAATGGCGTGCGTGTTTAACTGGCATGGTGTTTCGTCCTTCTTGGTTGAGTTGAGAGATTAGGATTACTCCTCCTAACCCTCAACTGTCAAGTTACAAAACGGGAATGACCGAGAGGTCCTCGTCCGTTGTGAACAGCGAACCTCCATCATTACCCTCGTCATCACTGGACGCATAGACGATCAACCCGCCCTCAAAAAACATACAGAAAGGGCGCTTACTCCATCCCATTTCGTCTGCTTCTTCCTGAGTGAGGTACCGTCCGCCCAAACATTTCTTACCTTGGAGAAGTTCACGGATCTTGAGGGTCCATGCTTTCTCTGGTTCGGGTAGCTGACTGGTGATGAATTCGTCTTTGAGTTTAGGATCTTTAGCCATCTTAATCCTCCGGGAACATCTCTTTCAGGATGGATTCGTACTGACGCTGACGACGCTCAAGCATAGCGAGGTCGTCTTGCAGTTCGATGATCTTCTTGAAGTTAAGATCCTCGCTTGTGCAGGCATCAGAGATCGCGGCTTCCTTCACTGCGACTTGCTCTTCAAGGTTGCACATTTCAAGCTCGGCCTGCTTGCGGGCCTTCTTAACCCGTACAGGGATAAGAGCTTCCTTCAGTTTTTCTTTGCCCATCTTCAGGGCGTCTGCGTAGCTTGGCATTTTCATTATATGTCCTCCAGTAGTAGTATTTTATTAGGTTTATCTTTCTTCGGTGGACACGGAGCCTTCTCCATGTTCTTTGCCGAGTACGGAGGGTTTGCGTGCCTCCCCGCCTCGTCGATCATCCTTTGCCGTTCCATTTCTTCGTAGTACGACCGATCGGATCTGAACTTCGGCGTCCGAACCAACATCGGTTCGAACGACTTAGGGTTCGTGACCCACCGTTCCTCGTACTCCGTCTTGTTCGCAGGCGGCCCTCCGGGATGCCCGAGAGGGTTGTCGAACGGATTTTCTCCGTACTTACTCATCTGTTCTCTCCTTGAAGTTACTGCCCTCTCTACACGAGTAGCATGGCCCTTCTGTTGTGCAGAGAGAGCATGCCGAGATCACATGGCCGCAATGTTGACACGGCTCTACGATCTTGGTCATGTCTGACTCATTTTCACAGAAGGGACAATGCTCGGTGGTGATGACAGTTTGATTTCTGTTTCTTTTAGGCATCAGAGACCTCCTCTGAGTTTGCTTAACCGTTCGCAACTACCGCAGAGGTACCCTTCCTGACAGGATTCACCGTGTCCGGTGGTCCTGCCGCAGGGAATCCTCGGCGTGAACGGGTTGCTCATCCCGAAGAGAGCTGAGCAATGGGAGCATAAGTTCCCTTCGCAACAGTTCTCTCCGTGACCGAGCGTTCTTCCGCATCCTTGTCTTTTCATCAGAATCCTGCTCCTGTTCCTAAGTCCCCGTCATTCAGGGTACTCAGGTTATTTAATTTCCGTCTGACTGCTTTGCACGCGTCCTCTTCGACGGTGCCTGCAACAAACACGATTTTCTGGATCGCTTTTGATTTCGATCCGGCGCGGTGAATTCGTCCAAGCGCCTGCTTGAGTTCCTTCGCCGCGTAGGGTGGGGAGATCAAAGCCTCTCTCGGTCGACCGTGAAGGTCATGGAGTGAGAGCCCCAGTCCGCCCGCCTGTATCATGATCAGAATTACGTGTTTCCGGTTGAGTTGAAAATCGGAAATTCCAATTTCGCGCTCAGTGTTTTTCTGATTTCCGGCCACTATAGCATAATCTATACCAAGTTTTTCGAACTGAAGTTCTAACGCTTCCAACGATGCGCGGAATGATACAAATATCGCAACGCTTTTGCCTTCGTCGAGCGCATCCTGCGCAAGCTCAACGAAAACCGGGGTCTTAAATAATTCCACGGCCTGTCGGGCTCTGAGAAGTTTGACAATCGCAGGATCATCGTCATCCGCATCCACGAGGCTTTGTTCGAGTTCGTCGTAGATTGCCTCGACTTTCTTCTTGTCAGGTAGATCATACGCCTCCGCGATTGTCTGGCACTCGGGGAAGTCTTCGATGTCGTCGATACGGAGACGTCCGCCCATTTCGGGGAATATCTGCCCGTGGATACGGGCCATCGATTTCTCTGTAACGAATGAACTCTTTGAGAACATGAGTCCATAGCCACCAGCGAACGGATTGCGGACGCAACCGTGACGGATGCACCACGCCCGATAGTTGGTGTACTCGTGTAGGCCGAGAAGATAGCCCAGCGACTTGAGACGCATTGGGTCATCTGCCACCGTTGCCGACATAGCGAGGCACGGAAGTTGCGCTTGACGTAGAGCGTATAGGGCGCGGGCGTTCTGAGTATCTTGTCCCCCGGCCCCGTGTACCTCATCCCATATAACGAGAGTTCCGGGCGGGAGGTTCCACTTCCAGTTCGCAATCGGGTGTTTCTTCGTCCCCGTGTTCGGGTTCCTGTGTAATGCGTCATGGTGTTTCCCTTTGATTTTTTCAATGTTATTAACATCCGACAGTTCAATCCCTACCTCCGACGCGGCTTGACGCCACGCGGAGTGGACGATCTTCGGTGCAACGACGAACGGCTTGATGCCGAACTCCTTGCACACGAAGAGCGCCGTGTAGGTTTTCCCCGTTCCGGTGTCCGACGCATCGAGCACATAAGAGTGGTTGTTAAGACACTCTACCAAGTGCTCGATATGCTTTTTCTGCCAGTTATAGGGGGATGCTTTCATGCTATCTTCCTTTCCCGGACTTCTTGGTCTTTGTGTACGCTCTCCCAGAACCCGTGCCCTTCAAGGGTATTAGACCATTTGAACGCGCGGTTAACCGCTATCGACGTGGACCTAGGGTCAGGGGTGTAATGAGACCATTCGGTGTCGAGATTCGCAATCGCCAGATGTCGAACATCTTCAGGCAACTGCATGAGTAGCTCTTCCATACGGGTTTTCGGGGCGAATCTATTTCTTTTTCGACTTGGCATTGAGTTCCTCCAGTTCGGTGTGTTTTGCTTTTCCTTTAACCATAGAGGATTTAACGAAGACCACCTGTCCCTTCTTATGGACATAGCGGTCATCCGATAACAATCTGAAGTGTCCACGCCGGATGTGGGGGCATACCTCACGTTCCACTCGGTCTACCGATATGGCTCTGGCGTTTAACTTCTTGAACCACGATGGGTGCTTCACGAAGTCAGGCAATCCGTCGACGAAGACGTCGGGGAAACATTCCTGCATCATGAAACAGCCGCTCGTGAATCGCATGGCGTCCCGGAGTTCATTGAGACTTTCGTCTGGGGATGTATCCCTGTTTCCTCTAGAGCCCCATTCGATTTGACCAAGGTCATCCATACGGAAGATTCCTAGGGACTCCATGTTAATCCCGGCACTCTTACCGTCGTCCGACGAGTAGTTGTACAGGATGGGGTCTTTGTTTGCGCGATAGAGGACTCCGATTAGGTTCTTAGGGCGGTAACGCGCTAAGGTTTTGTTGTCGAGCTTTTCAATCGCACGGTTGATTACGGCTTCCGTATCGGGGTCGATGAAGGAGTGAATTCCTTCCCCTCGCCAGATTGCGTGTTCAGCGTTGGTGAATATGAGTACGTTCAGTACGTCGTCATCATCTGCCTGCACCGCGCCGGGGATTTGTTCCTGCTGTGCGTTGTGTTCTTTAAGTAACGTTTGGAGCCGCATCCCGTAGATAGTCGGGTCGTAATGGACCGGGTTCTTGTCAGGGCCTGAGGCGTGTTTTAGTAGTTTGAATTTGTACTGCTGATAGCTATGTTTCATGTTTCTCCTTAGGTTTTTTCCCACATCCGACACCCTTGATCCATCCGTCGTATCCTTTCTTCTCGCGGATGCCTTTGCATATCTCGTTGAACACCTCTGCGTCCCGGTACGTGCACTTTTTACACGGGAAGTAGTCCTCGAGGTCGGTCACCTTTAGTCTATTCCGGGATCTCTTCGGCATTGTTCAACTCCTCATAAGCATCCGCGACAGCTTTAGCTCGTTCCGCGACTAGCTTCGGATCGACTGTAAGCCCGTGGTGTTGGGTGAATCCTTTAATTGCGGCAACCGTAATTGACTCGTAAACGAGCGACTTCTTCACGATAACTTTTATTTTGTCTTTCATTACGGTGGCATCGGTTGGTTTGACGTCCATCATATTACCTTTGCCATGTTCACGGCAGGCTTTTTCATAGACGACTAACCATTCACGAACAGTGGTGTCCGCATCAAGGCTGACGTTGGTCAGATTTGACAAGTCACCGACGCGCTCGATCAACCCTTTACATGCCTCGGCAAAGCCTTTGGCGGTGGTGGGTTTGACGAGATTCTTTCCGTGGTAATGGCGGAGCAGGGCATTCGCCGCAAACGTCGAGATGACGTACGGGTCCTGTTCGGCAGGCGTAGGCAGTAGATATTCACTTGAACGAGAAGCTTCGGGCTTCGGGTTCGCTTTTAAAATCCGCCATGAGGCAGGATGATTATGTTTCATGGTTTTTTTCTCCTTGGTTAATTAAATAGGTGTGATATGTTGAGTTTTTACCGAGGTTGAATGGTGACTCCTTGGTTTGAGTTGAGGATAGGTTCCCCTCCCCCTTTAACAGGGGAGGGGGTTTTTTTTGCCCGTCGGAACAACCATGAAACCGACGAGCGGTAACTTGGTTATGTCCCCGAGATGCGGGTATTGCGGAGGTCCGCCATGTCTTCAGCTTCTTTTTCTGCGTCGCGCTTGAACAGGTCCGTGACCTCCCCATTGGGGAAGTACACATCCTGAACAGTCCCCTCGTCCATGTACTGTTCGAGAGTGTCGCACATCAGATTATAGAAGTGATTTTCATCACCCAGACCTACCTCGCAGGAGGCTTCAGCAAGTGCGAGCCACTCCTCGTCGTGCATTTCGTATATGATACTCGCGAGTTTTTGAATCCATACGGCTATGAGGTCGCGAGCTTCGGTGCCTGACGGGCATCCCTCCGATTCGTTTTCAAGGTCTGTGAGTTGGACCATGCGCACGATTCGGGTAGTCAAACGTTGAAGCTTGGTGAATACTTCGTCAAGGCCATCACCGGTGATCTGGTCACCTATGTAGGTGGTACGCAGATCGACTAGTTCTTCCTTGAATTTGTTTTCAACTTCTTCTTTAACGCCTTCGCTGTTAACGCGATTTTCCTCCTGAAGGACCCGGATGTACTCAGTACACTCTCCCGCCGACATCTTATTGATCTTACGGATGTCTGCGGCGGAGAACATCGGCGTTCCGCCATCTGGTACGCCGTGTTCAGCGGCCTTGTTGGGGGACTCTGGGGTTTTGATGCCGTTTTGCTTGGCCAGAGACGCCTCGTTACTTGCCGCAATCGCATCTCGTTGCGCTTTTGGAATGCGTACATTGATCCTAAAGCGCGGCGTATGCTTGCGAAGCCAGACGATGTACATTTTGTCGACGAAGACGGGCTCGTCGTGCTTGTGGATTTCTTTGTTCCGTTCCATGGGGGATTTGTGCGCTTGGTAGTACCCCGTACCTGCTCCTCGCCCCCCGACATTATTTGCCCATTGGTTGTTGTAGCTGTAGTTGTTCCACTGGTATTTATAGTTTGTCGTCGGTTTCGGTGCTTCAACTACGTATGTTTTCCAGATCGGTGGAAACTCCGGTAGGTCTTCGAGGCTGAGCCAGAAGTTAGCGATGGACCGGTCGAGCGGTGAATGCTTACCCTTGTTATTTGCGGTGCGCAACCCCGGAAGCCAGTGCCCTGTGGTCATCATTCCTTTTTCCTGTTCATAGTTAATCCCTTTGAACGTCGCTCTCGCGTGGAAATCGGCAGTTTTATTTGACATTTTTCCTACCGTGACGTGGAAACCGGAACGGCTGAGTTCATCGGCAAGGTCGCCGCCGGATTGAAAAGCCCCCATGTTTGAGTGGTGGTGGATTGTACCGGCTTCGCCGAATCCCTGTTCAAAAAGGGCGGTGATAACGGATTCTTTAATGTCATTTTCTTCTTCTACTTCACGGGTGTGAGCCGATCCGTGTTTTTCTTGCGGGAGGACGACTGTTTTCCATTGAAAGGTTTCCGGGTTATACCAGAAACGGGCCTGCCCTTCGCAGTGGAATGTGTCGTGTGTCCATTTCAAAAAAGACAGGGCAAGACGGAAGGTGTCACGGTCAATAGGGGCCCCGTTCCATTGCAGTTGAGGGTGGTATTCCATTGGGGGTGGGCTTAATTTAATGTCCCCGGTGTACAGCCCTTGGCTGACTTGTTCTATCAAGTGTTTGCTGTCGTATACTTGCATGCCTGTGGTCATGGTTTTCCTTTGTTTTATGAATGATTGTTAAAGTGAGCCCCCTTGCGGGGGCATGGATTATCTCAACGCCTGTTTACGGGCGTCGTCATAGTTTGATGCTTGGGCTAACGTGTCATACGCATTTCTGAGGGCTGTTATGAGACTCACCCAGTCTTCGTCTTGATCGGCTATAGCCACCCGGGGGTACCCTCGATACACCAGTTTACTTTCAGGGACTCTCTGGCCATCAACGTTGTTGCAGACTGGAAAGCGTATGTTCGTCATGCGGTCACGATTCCGGGAATCACGTCGCCAGTCCATGTGGATTGCTCGGCGGTCCACGTCTTCGTCAGTTTTCATGGCTGAGCGTCGACATTCAAGCAAGTGCATAGTGGCGGGCGGTTCATCATCCCAACGGGATATCTGAATTTGTTTTGGGAATATGCCTTCCATACTTGATGTCATCTTGTCTCGGTCCCAACGTGACGTGGGCGTCTTGCGGAATATCTTTTTCCAACACTCCCGCAAGCTGAATCCTCCAGCTCTCAAATGCTCCATTGGGGCAAACCCCCGATGGTGGGCGTTGGTAAACGCGGTTACCATGTCGTTGTCAGATACTTCCGGGCCGCAGTATCGTAAGATCCAACTCGGCGGGACCAACATTGAAACATCCGGGATGCGTCTAACGACTTCGTATCTGACCGTACCTGTTTCTGTGTAGATTAAATCGCCGTTGACATGCATGCTCGCGGTTCCGATCATATCTCGCGTAGCTTTGGATGGGATGTGCCCTTTAGCTGACAGGGCGAGTTCAAGCGCTTCAGGCCACTTCAGACCGTTCTTTTCCGCAAGCTCAGTTGCTTTTGTGAAGATCGGGGCGAGGCGTGAGTCGAGAATTGCCTGTAACAGCTCGTTTCCCCGGAGGTTGACGTCGATCGTCGGGTTTTCGATACCCCAGTTTTGAAGTTGGGCTAACAAGAGGTTTATGTCGGACTCCGGCGTACTCTGCGAGATGAAACGTTGCCAGATGCCCGGGATACTCACCTTCGAGTTATTGTCGAAGTATTTTAAAAGGAATTTCACGAACGGATCGTTTTTATACTTTTCATAACCCGTTTTTGGTCCTTCAGTGGTAGTCATTGTTGCTCCTTTAAATCCTGATGTTTGAGGACTTTAATTCCTGTAAGCGCTGACGAGAGTTCAAGCGGCAGGTATTCTTTGTCCTTTTTGAGGTCGAATTGATGCAATTCAAACAGCCAGAGCTGAATGAGGTGCATCCCTAGGTTGGCAGACATAAAGTTAGCCGCCGCGAGTTGCGGGTTTTCTTCGATGGCATCTGCATCGTTACACGGAGGCCGGGTTGGGTCATCCTGTTTGTCTGTCACGATTTCCGGGTACCGAATACGAGGATCTTTTTTAGTGTTTTGGAATGACGGTTCATAATAGTACGCATCCGCAGAAAAAGTTTCGTTACCGCAAATGACCGCTTTACAGTTATACACATCGCAACTGTTGAGCAACGCCAGACGAGCCGGGTGGTTGTCGGTGCACGACACGATAAAGCTGTTCGGGAACAGCGCGAAGTCTTCCGTATACCACTCATTGATTGCATTGATGGGAATTTGTGTAAATTCCTTCAGGCTGTCGGCGATGATCTGAGCTTTGCTCTTACCGACATCTTCAAAGGCGTAGTTCTGACGTTCAACATTCTTTTCCTCGATCTCATCACGGTCGATGATAACGACTTCTTCAATTCCGCAGTTCCGGGTGAGCGTGCGGATGAGTACAGGCAACAGATAGGACGCGGTTCCGCCTGCCCCGATAATATATAGTCTCATGGTTTTTCCTTTAGTTTTTTAGTTTATGAATAACCCGAGCCCCGTTGTGGGGCCCGGTACTGTTTATCTGAAGAACGCTGATTGCGTGCCTTTAATTGCAGAGGCGTGGATCTCGCGCACTACGTCCTTCAGGGGGTGTACTTCCTTTATCCGTCGGTATAGACTTTCGTCGGCTCCCATGCCTGAGAGATTCGAATCGCAGTACATGAAGAGGATCTCGTACAGCATATACGTCAGGATTGGCGGGGCTGTGAATCTAACGGTACTCGTGTTTTTTGCCAGTGCTTCGACGTGGGCTCCCCAGAGAGATTTAAACATCTCAACGTCCTCCGCTCTGATGAGGGAGGCCACGGGGTCGTTGAGCACCATGTCTGTGGTCGTACCGATGCGTTGCAGTAGCCTTTCCTGTTTCTGAATTAACTGCATGAAGCTACCCGTTTTCTGGATTCGCGCAATGAGGTCATCACGTTTGGCCAAGTATGTTTCTATGGGGTGTGCAGTCATCAGATCTGTGGAAAACCCGGCGGCCTCCCCTAAGCTACGGGAGGCGTGAAGGATTCGCACAAGAACTCCATTAGCGATGCTCGGATTGTTGCCCATCGTGTCCATCAATAACCGGCCGCTCGAAGAGCGGGTCAGGAATGCTAACGGGCTAAGCAGTCTGTGGTGCTCCGTGAACCTGCTAAGGGCGTCTCTGTGTCCGGTGGTTCCATGTAACTGTGCCCAGTCCAGTAGTTTCTTGATCTGGGGGTTTTTTGAGCGTTTGATTTTGCGGCGGAGTATCTGAGCCGGCGTATCCTGAGGGGCTTCGGCTGAGCCCTGATTATAGAACATCCTTGATATTTCATGCAAGACTAGGACGCGCCTCTCAGAAGCGAGGAATATGTCTAATCCCTCCTGCTCGGTTCGTAGTTTGTCGGTTAGTTGTGCGATGTCCATTAGCCACCTCCCGGTACACCTGCTTGAGTGGCAGGAGCGGGTTCAGCTTCAGGTATTTCTTCGCCGGTATCCGACAACCCTTCTTCGCCCGGCACAATCTGCGGCATGGTTGGACGTTCATTGCTCATCCATGGACGATAAACGTCTTCCAGAGGGACAGGCGATGTACTCATGTTCCAGTCTTCACACCCGCTAAACGGGCGATATTTACCCGTATGTGCGTTGAACCGGACGAAACGGCAGTACTGTCTGGACAGACGGGAATCCGGCCCTCCGAGGAGGTCAGTGTTCCACGCTGTTTGGGCCCAGTAGTGCGCGTACGTTTTAACTGAAGTTGTGAAGCCCCAGTGGTTACGCGGGTTAGCAAATCCCGGTGCCCGGAACGCCGAGCCGGTACATAAACGTGCGTCATCGTACAGATTCGGCAACGGTAAACGTACGCAGGTGTTTCGGCTACGGCTAAACGCCGTCAGGTAGTGGGAACGAGAGTTCTGCCGGAGCAGTTCAGGGAGTCTCCAGACGAGATCCGCACTCGGGTTGATGATGTTTATGGGCATTGAGTGCTTCCATTCAACGAAGAAATGGACGATTAAGTCATCCGGCACGTCCATCATAAGCGGTGCCCCTATGTCAAGGACGTCGCCTCGTCCGGTCCAAGGGATTAGCTCATGTATTGCGGCTTCTTCGTTCAAGACCCACTGGGTGTAAAACGGAATCTTTTGTAGCATGACACCGCCGAAGGTCTTCATGCTACTTCCGTACTCCCGTTGGAATCCGCAAACCCCGTCGCCGAGGTTGTAGAAGGTTTTCAAGTTTCCGATCTGATCGGCTACCGGGGTTTCGTCTTCAGGGGCATTTACTTGTTCTTTAAGCACGTTGAAGATCTGTTCTGAGTTGATTATCGCAGAGCGGGTTTCTATTACTTCAACGAGTTGGCCTGAAGAGGATAATTCGTATCTTGTCGTATTCATGGTTTTCTAGTCCTGTATTTCGAGATACGTGTTGAGAACCTTAGCGTCCCAAGAGATGGGGTCGGGGGTTCCGAAGTATATCGCTTTATTTTGCTCCTCTACCCATTTGGCGAGGTCCGATTTGAAACTGAAGAACGCTCCCGGAAGACTTTCTCCGGTTACTGTTTCTCCTGTTTCCACTTCAATTATGATGTGAGTTTTCATTATGAGTAGGCGCAGTCGCCTAGCCTGATGTTAACTTTACCTGTCTGAGATGTCCTGATGCAGATCAGGCATTCACCGTCTTCGAGGTCGCCGAGCAACCCACGAACGTCATCCATTGGGATGGTGTAGAGAGGGTCGCCTTCGCGAAGCTTCTCCATGTTTCTTCCACGTTTATCTTTGTTTTTATCACTTTTTGCCATGGTTGTTTTCTCTCCGGGTTGGTTGTGGGGTTCTTCAGCGCACCAGTAATTGGTGACACGACGCACGGTGAGTGGGTCAATCTGAAGCATGTTGGCGATCTGAAAGCACGAGTACTTATCTTTGTGTTCGTGCAGACTGATGATCGCCGATTCGAGTTTCGTTGGGCTCTCGCCTGCCCTTCTAGTTGTCATATATGGTACTCCTTACGTGGTCCCTCTTACGCATTGCCACCGCTTTATCGGTGAACGGGTCTGTCCATGGAATCTCCTTGAGCCATCGGTACGACAGCTCGCGTTTGATGATGAACAAACACCGTACCGCCGTGAAGAGCTTCACCATTTCGTTGATGTCGCTGTCGAATTGGGTGTGCATCTTGATGTGCAGGTACTTTGCGGCGAATACCATCAGCGACCTCTTCCGCTGTAACATAAGTTTCACGGATTTAGTTCGCTCTGTGCCCCCCATGTACCGGGTATTTAGCTTTACCTTTTCGATGAGCTGTCCCGGCTTTTCGAACCCGGTTCTCCACCCGGTCGAGAGTTTTTCGTACGGAGCTCTGTCGATTTCCATTGTTCGGTTTCTTGATCTGGAGGGCATTATGCGCCCCCACACATCAACTGGTGCAATCTGTTAAACATTTGGCTAACCTCCATGTGGTTGATTCGGTCATTCGTAGTCCCCATGTAAAAAAAAGTTCCCCATCCCGAAGGACGGGGAACAGCGACGTTTCGATTGTCGTTCCCGGGCTTACGCCCAAGATGGTCTGCCCCTAGACGGGCTCGGACTTTCTAGTTTCAGAACTCAATGATCGCACTTTCGTGGCGGGCCGCACTAATGCGTCCCATCCCTACTCGTATCGTCGGATCATCTACTTGTTCTCTAAAAAGCCTTTCCCTAGCTATAAGCTGAACGGTGGTCGTGATTCTTGCCACGGCCTACAGGTTCGCGGTCTTGCACTGATGTGGCCTATCCTAACTTTTTTTCCCCTACAGAGGCCAAGAAGGCGTGTTTTGCGGTACTTAGTTTGGTGGTTGCAGTGGCTGAGACTTGGCTGTCAAGCGTCCCGACCGGGGGCAAAATCAGTTATTAAATATCAGGATCATCGAATGAATTTCCGTGGATTGAACGTTTCGGGGTATCGATGAAGCATTCAGGGCAAGCGAGGCGTTTGAGGTCCTCTGACTCTTCCTTGTACTTCGTCATACCCCATCCGTCTGCCTGCATCGTGGCGATAGCTCCATCTAGGCAACTGGCCTGCGATACGCCAACCTCGCCCTGAGAGCCACAAATCTGGCACTCAAAGGCGTAGCTAACGAAGTCCTTAATTTGCAGGGGCATCTTACTCGTAATCCGGTTGGGTGTGGGGCTTCTTTGGAATGATCCAGACCTTATCCAGAGGATGGGTCTTGAACTTCGCCAAGAGCGCACGCTGTTCGTCACGGGAGTTACAAAGTTCCAGATCAGCTCCGACAGCTACTTTGAGCTTCGTGAGTTGTTTACGGATCTTATCCCGGCGACGCCACTGAGTCGTTTCGTACCCATTATGCTTCTTGCGAAGCGCGATGACACGTTTCTTATCAGCGGCGGACATGATGTCGTGCTGTTCAATGATGTCGTTGTTCGCGATCGCGGCGTTCACGATGGCAATCCCGGCCTTTGTAAGGGGCTTGGTCTTAATGGCGTCGATCTTGTCATACGTCGCTTCCTTGTGCTTGCGCACCTTCTGGTTGCAGTAATTTTGCTCGGCGTTCATCGCTTCGTCGATTCGACGGTCGATGATATTTGCTACATTCTGTGGTATGTTCATGGTTTTTTCCTTTATTTATGGTGAAAAAGAGGGGGAAGAGCGTGAAAATTAGCTACCTGTAGTAGCTGAAATTGGTGGGCCTACCGGGTACGAGCCGGGATTCCTTCTGGCAGACGGGTGTATTTTTAGACCAAAAACAGGCTCATTCATTTCCTGTTTAGCTTTTGGGACCACCAACCACGCGTTGGTGTAGCCCCTATCCGACCGCCCGAAGGTGTGTTTCACTACACCATAGGCCCGGGGGTTCTAAAACTTAAAATAGGTAAAAACCCCCTCTCCTGAGCTTGCAAGAGGGGGTTCTTATTAGACCAGAATGGTCAGATTACGCTTCGATGGTCCATACCTGAAGGGGATCAGATACGGCCACTTTAGCCAGAACTTTCTTCTGGTCAGCGATGGTCACGGTCATAGCCAGATCGGCGTAAACCGAAGTGTGCCATGCGTTGACTTTCGCTTCCGCATCTTTGACTTCCTTACGGACGCTCTCGAGAGACGCATCAGCAGTAGTCGCGATTGCGGCGAGTTCTTCGCGGATAGCAACAGGAACCGTGAGGCTACCTACGTTATCGACGAAGTTGGCTTCGACCAGACGGTCGATGATAGCTTCTTCGTATTTCATGAAGTTTTCGCTACCTTTAACCGCTTCACGCTGAGCCGCTACCACTTCTTTACGAAGATCAGCTTCCGCTTTCTGGAGCTTTTCGTAGAACGGTGCTTTCGCATCGGCCACTTTGCGGCTCAGAATCTGGTTCACTTCATAGCTCACGCCGATAGACGCGAGCTGATTGTCGGAACCCATCAGCGGTCCGGCTTCGTCAGCGGACTTACGTCCGGCTTTCTTAACCAGTTCGATGCGCATGTTGGCAGTTACTGCCGCGCTAGTATCAACGATCTGACCACCGACACGTGCGTCAACCTGATTCGGGTCGAAGCTGAGCTGAGCGATGAGGCTCGAGTCACTCAGCACCTGTGCGATCGAGCGGTAATTATTCTCGTCGCGGGTTGCGTTGACACCAACGCCATATCCTACAGTAAACATATGTTACTCCTTGTTTTGACCCCGCTAAGGGCCATTTTTGTGCACTTGACCATATGCCTTTGTCCAAGATGGTCAGTCTTGGGGCCTATTAATTAATCATCAGAGGTTTACTTTGGAGGGGTACTAACTGCCAACGTTCCGAGGGTCTGCCTGATGTCCTGTCCGGTACCTAGGTACTTGCACCACCCACAATATCAAGGATGCTAGATCTTTGAAACGGATGCGTGACAGCCGTTGCAGGTTTGACGTTCGTGTATCGTATGTGAGGTTTCACGTCCGGTTTCGACTTGATGATTAAATTGGATGCCCACACCTCACGAATTTGTCTAACGCCATAGTCAGGTATCCCTGACAGCGTAGCCGTGGTTGCACTCAGACCATACCTTATCTTCCACACGGAGGTTAAAGGACTCTGGCATGAGTTGAGGTGGGGCAAAATTGTTAAAAGGTGAACGCCCACCACGGTGGCAGTGGCGACTCATCCCCAAGTGGATGATCCAGTTCCGGGGCGGGGATTGTACCTCTTCGTACTTAAACGGCAGAGGTTCTTGGTCCCGCCCAGTGGCGTTCATAAAAGGGGTTGCCCCCTCTCCCGTCAGAGAGGAGGGCTTTATCTGTGCGACTTTCGTCTAGTGTCCATTATTACTTTGAGCGTTTTCCGTTAGGTAATTCCGTTGATCATCTCGATTTCGAAACATCCTGCCCACTACGGACATTGGAACTGCGTTTTTATCCTAAAGTACACCGTTACGGTCATAGGGAATCAGGCGTGATCAGTTAAGCTTCACCCTCAGGTGGCCTATACTTTTCTGTCTGGATTAACCCACACGAGATCAATGTACAATCAGTATTCTGACTAAGCGAGAAACTGCAAGCTTTGGGGACGGGGTCTATCGAACTAAATGCTTGAGCGTAGAACCTTCTACTAAGGCTCGACGGTTCAAACATATACGGTTCGACGGTACGCCGCCTTTAATTACTTGAAGGTATGCACCCGGATTTTAGTCCATCGAGTCATAGCCCATGAATAGATAAAACGATTTAAACAGACGATATCTTCTGGATGGAGCTACAGCGAACTGAGCCCACGCCGAAATTCCGTCAGTACTTCGACTGGTTTCTTAACTTTCACTAGGTACTACAATCAACCTTTCTCTATTACGGCTAATCCCGCACTTCGAGAGGGGTCGATCAACGGCATCAATCTTTAGCTTCATCTTCAGCTTCAGGGAGTTCACCATCAGTTTCAGGGACCTCTTCTTCCACTTCGGTTTCAGCCTCAGATTCTTTCGTCTGGATTTTTCCGAGGCGTTTGGTTAGCGCGTCGGACAGGTTCTTAACCTGATCCTCTAGGGGGATATAAAGCCCCTCGGGATGGCCTTCTTCCTGCCAATCAGCAGGCAGTTCGTAATGACTTTCACAAACAGCACTTAAGAGGGCTGTGTGCAGGTTGGATATCTGGTTGATTAATTCCCATTTGACTTCGGGCAGTTGCCAGAAGCCTGTCGGGAAGAAATTAACAGGTCCAGAGGGGATGGTACCTTTCGGGTCCCCCGTTACCATCAGTTTCATGATAGATTCGAGGTCGCCGAGCTTTTCTTTATTGTTATGGAAAAGGAGGTCAAACTGGTGCCTATCGAATCCCGTTTTCGCTTCAAGGTCGCCCTGTACATATTCCACGTATGTGGCGTACAAAGCGGTGATGGTATTTCTGACGACTATTCGACCGAGGAGGGTGGCGTAGAGGTCACCCTGTTCGGCGCTATCGTCAGTAATGGTACCGACGAATAGCTCAAGTATTTGCAATTTCCGGTCAAGTACCGGCTTTTCAGTATCGCTAGGCATGGTGTTTTTTCTCCTTAGGATTTAGGTCGAGTGTATGTTTTTGAAACATACACGCACAAGGGGCGGTTTAGGGGGTGTTCAAAACCAAACATACACTGGTGAGTAAAATGTAGGTGTTCTACGTGTTAATTTTTCAGTGTATGTTGTGTATGTTTGAATCGGCGAATCACGAACATACATACACACTGTTCGACTAATAATAGTGCTATATAATCTATGTAGTGTAGGTTGTGTATGTTTATTATTAAAAATAGTATAAATATATAAATATAACATATATCCCGTATATAAACACATAATGACGTGTCGTATAGGGCGTAGTTATAAAACTAAACATACATACATACACATTTACTCACCGGTTTTCTTGTTTGACGGCTTTACGTCTCTCCGCTTCAGCGGTTCGGCGGGAGTGGAACGCGCCTAGATGTACGCGCCTTCCCTCCCGTTTTGACCAGTACGATGCGTGGAAGCGCGTACCGTCAAATTTTATGTCGTGGATTAACATGACTTTTGCTTGGTGAACGCCACTCCAACAATCTGGGTGGGTCTGCGCTTAGCGTCATAGCGTACGGCCTGTGTTCCAAGCCGATTAACTCCATCCACTGCGTGGACATATCCGTAGAAGCCGTCAATTGCGACGGCCTCTTCCAAACTGTAGTCAACACTTTGGAGCGTAAAGCCTTTCAATGTTGCGTTCCCTGACCGGGTTACGGTCGAAGGAACGATTGTCAGTGTTACCGCCTCTTTGGGCGGGAGGTCGTAAATTTTCATGGGCTTTCTTCTTTGGTTTGTATGTCACATTCATGCGCTCGTTGGCGTCTGAATACATCAAATTGATATCTATGAAGTCAATCGTTCGGGTCTTTTTGCCCTTACGATGCTTCTTCTCTTCTGCGGTGTTCACACTAATGCACGCGGCTATTAGTTGTTTTGCCATTGTTCTATCTCCATATTGCGTCACAAATTAACAATACGATGATAAAGGCTGTGACCACCCATAGCATCGCGAGCAAACCTTGCTCGTCACTCGTTCTGTGTTTTCTGTGTTTTCTGTGTTTTCTGTGATAAGGCATTATTTTTCTCCAAACGGTGCATAATTCTCCACGTACTCTTGATACGCTTTTTCCATACTGGCTTCTGAATCATAACAGTGCTCACGATCAGCACCACTTTCTGCGTCGGCTATCGATTGCTCAATGCCTCCGTTTTCCCACTCCAACCACTCTTCATAATTCTTTTTAAAAGTGGGAACTAGTTTCGGTGAAGGGCTAATATTTGACCGACCCCATAGACGGCCTTGATTGTCTATAAAGAAACCTGACCATCCTTTGGCCGTAGCTTCTTTGATTAATCTTTTATGCTTTTCCATATCTATCTCCTAGTTAATTACAATATCGCCCCTCCGAAGAGGGGCGTCTACAGCTAAGTAGATTACTGTAAAATGCTCCCGATCACTATCACGGGGCGTGTTAAGACGGGGGTTCCACCGCTTCTTCTCTCCGGTTCCCATGACGGGATCACAATTGGGTTTCATATGACTCGCGAGGTCTTTCACACGGGACCAAAGCTCACCGTGTATATCTCAATGTCTTCAGTTCAGACTATTGACGTTGAGAACGCCATGAAAAGGGTGAACCCCAAGTTACCTTGGGGCCTTGACGTGTTACTGATGAGTCACGGGCGGGAAGGCTTCCATTGCCCGTTCGTAAGCCTTCTGATTCAACTGAGAGCCATACATACGGTGTGGCTCCTCCTTGCCGAGAAATTCCCGCCTCTCGGATTGTTGCCAGTCCTCCAGCCCCTCGTATTGCACTGTTCCGTCACGGTAGACGGAACAGTAGCAGTTGCCACATTGGCATGAGCCCATGCCCTCCGTGACAACACTAACTATGTTTTTGTACGGGTTGTATTCCATATCTATCTCCTTAGTTTGAAAAAGGGTGAAGAAGTAGAGAGTGCCGGTTTTCCGTTTCCCATAATCCATATACGGCTCATTGTTTCGCCATGGATTACCTGTTGAGCTGTGCTCCCTGCTCTCTACTTTTATCGTGATGGTGTCTCACAGTACGCTTCTCCAAGCGGTTTGGGTCCTGTAATTAGAGCTGTTACCACTCTTTCTATCGTCAGCAGGCCCACTGACTAGGTGTTATCCGCACCACGTACGAAGACCCCAAGTTATCTTGGAGTCTTGATACGTGTTACTTCTCGACTATCTCCCAAGGGAGATCTGCGAGATACTTCTTTACCCAGATGGCTGGGTCTTCTGCCGTCCTGAATTTGACGGCTTCTATGAGGACGCCTTCGCTTTTCAGTATTGCGAGGTATGTTTTCATGGTTATCTCCTTAGTTTGAAAAAGGGTGAACCCTCCGAAGAGGGCGACTCTTGCCGTTACTGTGAGTGAGGCAATGCGAGCGTCTTAGTTTGAGTTGATCCCTGTAACCTATTCAGGCCCAGCATGTAATATGTCACATACCTAAGTCCGGGAGACTCGACTTCAATTCAATACCAACGCCAGTGGGCGCTGTTTCACGTATCTTCCTTGGTCTATCTTGTTATTTTACTCCTCTGATATGGACGAATAAGGCTTGAAATGCCCTATTTATCCATCTACGCGTGAACCATCTACTCATGATGGAATCGCGTTTTGCAGGCGTCGAATCGTCGGTCCGTAGATTAATCGAACCGTCGATTCGTCGCACCGTTGAATCGTCGATTGCCTGAATGCGCCTAAGCTCCGCCTCTCGAGGGGGCCAAGCACGCACTTTCGAAAGCGAGCCTAGGCGAGCCGTCTATTCGCGAACGCAAAGCAAGCACTTTCGAAAGCGAGCCTAGGCGAGCCGTCTATTCGCGAACGCAAAGCACCTCCGAAGAGGTGCGATGCTGTGAATGGTTTACCATTCACCCCGCGAACGGATGTTGCCGATGTTGGTGGTGAGCTCAACGAGCTCATCACCAGACTCGGCCACGTACGGCTTTTCGAGTGTCGTGAGCTCGGAGAGCTTCACGACGCCGACAGCCGTTACTTCAGCAAGCTCTTCTTCGTTGTTCACAACGAAGTTGAGCGCTTGATGTGATTCGTGACCACGAATCGGAGCGTGACAACTCCAGAAGGCTTCGCCTCTGGAGTTTTCACGCGGGATCGGGTACGTACCCGCAAAGTTAACGCGTGCTTCAGTAGCCATGGTATTTCTCCTGTTAAGGTGAGGGTTCATCCCTCGCTCTACGAATATACGCACTAGCCGAAGGCGCACAAGGGGGTATGGGGGCTTGCCCCCATCAATCAGACGAACCGAAGGTTCGGCAGTAAGGAGAGCCGAAGGCTCGACGCATCAGCGGGGTGTGGGGGGCACCCCCACCAGTTCGACGGAACGGCGAACAACTAATAGCGGGGTGTGGGGGGCACCCCCACCAATTCGAGCCGAAGGCGAGAGCGAGCGAAGCGAGCGAAGCGAGCGAAGCGAGCGAAGGGGGTGGCCGGGACCACAAATAGAAACGTAAGTGTCCGGCCAATACTATATATTCCCCATATGTCCGCGTCAGACAAAGGGGCCCAAAAATATAATTTTTTCGGAAATTTGAAAATTACACGATTTTTCGAGCTTGACGCCGAACCGCGCTTACGCGTAAGACTGAACCCATGGCTAAAAAACCACGAAACCCTGAATGGGACAAAACCCTAAAGAAACCGGCGCACGACTTACCGGAGGGCACCGTATGGGGGCCCGTCAAACCGATAGTCCCCCAAGCTAAGAAAGCGTCGTCTATTACACCGGAGCCTCTCAAGACGACGGAGCGGCGGGTACATACTCAGAAATCGACGGAAAAGGTCTCGTCGGTCCGACAGCCCGACGATGGATTTGATTTAACGCTCGATGGGATTGAAAAGTACGAGATCCTTGTAGCGTCTGCGCCGAAGATTGATATGACGCCCATGGCGAGTATCGTGGAGCGTAAACCCGGTGACCGGGAGAAGCTCATTACGGTGCTTCATAATCTCGCTCTGGGGGCCCGCCACAAAGAGGCGCTCTCCGATGTGAATTGGGTTTGGACGGATTTCAGCATTTACCGCTCGAAATTCCCGGTGGTTGGCAAGATTTACACCGCAGTCAGTCGGCTCGGCGAGGAGACGAGACAGATTGTTCGGTATGACGAGGCCCATCGAAGGGCGACCGAAGGGACGGAGGAAGATATTTTCTCGCCATCGGGTAAGCTTGTAGGGCATCGTATTAAGTATTCGGACGCACTTCTCCAGATGTTTCTCAAAGCGGATCATCCCGATAAGTTTACTGAACGGCATGAGGTAAAATCCACAGGAGTGGTACTCAACATGCAAATGGGACTTCGGGAGAATGTGCGTACGACCCCTATGACTCAGGGGGAGATTACGGTTGAGTCGCCGTTTGCGGAGGTGGAGGAAGAACAGCCGCCGGGAGCTTAATTTTTATAACTAGGAGCACGAGATGAATGGAAAAGCAGATACCGGGCAAGTTAATAGCAGTTGTGCATCCGGACCCATGCCGAAAGTTTCCGGACCGAAACAAGACACAGGACAGTTGCCGACCCGACCTACAGGGGGATCGATCCCCGGAGTCAGCGGCGATTCTTCCGGGAATTCACCTAAGGCGTATAGCGGGGTACCACCCGTTGCTGAGTGTAAGGAAGGCTCACCGAATAACGGGGCTAACCCTACATGCTCGGTGAGCGGGCCTGAACGTATGCCTATTACAGGCTATGGGAACTGATGTTCTCGTGCGGTGACGGACAGCACGACTTCGAGAATGCTCAGCACCGTGGCCGCGCTTGTTGGATTTGCCCTGCTTGCGGGGAAAATATCACTTTTGAGCTGTGCCTTTTACGGGAGGCACTGGCGGACACAGAAGACAGATAAGGCCCGACATGAACGTTTCAGATCAGGAAATGCAGGCGATCCGCGAACAGGCGGACATACTGCTTGATAGGATGATGGAGCTCGGGTGCGACGCCTGTAGGCTCTTTGTTACAGCCTCCGTCGGGGGCGACACCACGGTGTCCGAGACCTCGGGCCGTGGAAACTTCAATGCGCAGTACGGGCAGGTGCAACGGTGGACTCTCGCTCAGGACGAGGACATGCGGACTGCGCCGGGGTCGAGATGATTGACCACGCTTTTTATATTCCGAGTCTCGAAGGTTCGACGAAGTCCCTCGTGAAGGTGGGGCTGTGCAAACACCGTAATGAGTTCTTAGCGGAAGCCATGGAATTCTCCGGGGCGGATCTTACGTCGAAGGAGCGCCGAGGCGTTTCGTTTCAGATGGAGTCCGTCATGGCCATCAAATCGTCGTTTATTTTCTTTAATGCTGAGCTCTTGGACCTCGAGACGGTGGGCCATGAGGTCCGCCATGCGATCTTCTGGGCCCTTTCGGACCGTGATGGGGTCTTTGCCCTCAGCGTGATGGATGAAGAGCGGGAGGAGAGGCTGAACAGCCTTATTGATGATATGACGCTCCATGTGGTGCAGTTCGTCCAACAGCGGCTCGGAAAGAAGCTCCCTTACATCCACGGGTGTGTGGAGAATCAGGCGTATCAGGAATCGATTCCGACGGGGATTCAGGAGTTGCTTGATGAATGAGTGGAGGAAGATTGATGCGTGATTTTGATAGCAAGTACATGGTTGATAACTACGATCGGATCGCCGAAGAGAACACTCAGCTCCGCGCTCGGCTCAAGGTGACGGAGGATGCGCTCACCAATAAGATCGCTGAGAGCGCGGCTCAGGCTCAAGAGATCGACCGACTCAAGGAGAGGGGCCAAACCATCTCAGACATGCCGTACCAAGGACATCATGCCCAAACCTGATTATTCCCGCATCGCAATTAAGGATTACATCCCCGAGCCGACGGCATCGGCTTTCCACGCCTCAGACGCTTTTGTGCGCGGCGTCATGGGTCCGTTCGGCTCGGGGAAATCTGTTGCGTGCATAATGGAGGCGCTGAGCCGTGCAAGAGAACAAATTCCGAACAAAATGGGAGTTAGACGATCACGGTGGGCTTTCGTACGGAACACCTATCCAGAGCTCCTCTCAACCACCCTCAACACATGGATGGATTGGGTCCCCGAAGCTATCGCGCCTGTTAAGAAAAGTCCCCGCCTCATGGCGACCCTTGATCAAGATCTTGGCGACGGCACACGCATTTGGATGGAAGTTATCTTTCTGGCTCTGGATACGGAGGCAGATGTAGGGAAGCTCAAATCGCTCGAATTAACCGGATGTTTTCTTAATGAAGCCTCAGAGATACCGAAGGAAGTGCTCGAAGTTGCGACCTCACGTGTTGGCCGTTTTCCATCAAAAGACGACGGTGGATTTAATTGGACCGGGGTTATCATGGATACAAACCCCCCTGCGATTGGTCATTGGTGGCAGGACCTCGACGAGGTCACCAAGCCTGAACGGTATGACTTCTTCCGTCAGCCGCCCGCACTCCTGCTTCGACAGGGCACGGGGTGTGAGATTGACGGGGAGGCGATCCCGCCTGTCTACGTCCCGAATACCGGACAGCTTCAGGGCATCCCCGCCGCCGAAAACATAATCCACCATACCCTCGGGTTTGATTATTATCTGAACATGGTGCAGGGCAAGACGATGGACTGGGTGAAGGTTTTCATTCAGGGGAATTACGGCATGGTCCAGAAGGGCAAGCCCGTTTACCCGGAGTACAACGATTCGTTCCATTGCGCCAAGAAAACGATTGAAATTATCCCCGGTATGCCGATTTTACTTGGGTTTGACTACGGGAGAACGCCTGCATGCGTCGTTACCCAGATGAGTCCTACGGGGCAGGTCCGGGTGCTCAGGGAATATTTTGCCGAAGGGATGGGATTGCAGTCGTTCCTTCCGCAGGTTATCCGGCCTGCGCTGATGAAGGAGTTCCGCAACATGCACATTATGGTGACCGGGGACCCGAGCGGTTCGTACGGCAACGAGGCCAACGAGATGACCTGTGAGACGATTCTGCGCGATAACGGGTTTCAGTACATGCCTGCGGTCACGAATAAGCCCACGGCGAGGATTGAGTCCGTCGTGAAGCATCTGGTCACCAATGTGGAGGGTAAGCCGGGGTTTCAGATTGATCCGTCGTGTACCCTGCTCCGTGAGGGATTCGCGTCCGGGTACCATTACCGCAAGATTAAGACGGCGAGCGGGATTAAGTTCTCCGATGCGCCTGAAAAGAACGATTTCTCGCACATCCACGACGCGCTCCAGTACGCCTGCCTGTACCTTACCGGGTTCCAGATGCAGGCGAAAAAGAGTGCGTTTGATCAGGGGATGGACGTGGTGAAGAAGGTGACCGTCGTCGGCGGAAGCTCGCAGGGTTGGACTTAACCAAAGGAGAAATGATGAAAGTAACTCAAGACCAGATCAACGACCTGATGATCACCGGAAAATTCGATTACACCAAACTCGGGCAGAAGACCACCGTCGTGACGCTGACCCTCGCCAACGGGTTTGAGATCACCGCGACCTCGAGTTGCGTCGATCTGGCGAACTACGATCCGGCAGTCGGCAATGAGATCGCCATCAAGCGGATCGAAGACAAACTCTGGGAACTCGAGGGTTACCGTCTTCAGTGCGAGGGCGGAAGCTCGCAGGGTTGTACGTGATGACTTGTAATGGATGCGAACATTTTTCAGGGTTCTGCAACGGGCAGGGGCCCGTGTATTGCGACCACCCGAGGGTGACCCACCGTAGCCTCGACATGAAGGCGAGGTTGGTTCAGATAGTTGAGTGGCAACGGGCGATCCCGTTCCCGTCCCACTGCCCAAAGAAACTTGACAAACAGCTTCGCTGACCCTACTTTGCTCACATTACCGGAGAGCAGATATGGAAAATTCACCCACTACAGGGGCAGATCCTCGCAATCAGGCAGGGCTATCAGACACCGCCGTGCCGGAGAGCCGTAGCGGAACGCTTCTGCATGTCTCTACTCCGGCGGACCTTGAAAAGGCCAACTCGAAAGAGATGGATGAGATGCTCGTAACCGATGTGCCGGATAAGATTGATCCGCTCATCGGCTTTTTTCTGTCTATTGTTGATGAGAACCGATATCACCGCGAAACGGAGGGGATTGATGATGCGCTTATCGAAGGCGAGTACCGCGCCCAGTCTAAGTATCCGCCCGGAAAATTGCAGGAAATCCGGGACTTTGGGGGATCGGAAGTCTTTATGGGCCTCACTGGAGTTAAAATACGAGCCGCCGATGCGTGGATCAAAGAGATCCTCACCACCGACCGCGAGCAGATTTGGCGGATTGATTCGACTCCTGTCGTCGATATCCCTAAGCCGCTTGCGGAGCAGATGGCTGAAAAGGCGGTACAGCGGATCAAACAGCTCCAAATGGAATCTGAGCAGGCCGGAGCGCCCCTCGATCTGACACCCGATCTGATTTATGACCTGTCCGCCTCCGTTCGCGACGAGGTCCTCGCTGAGCGTAAGCGCCAGTCCGAGATCTCGATTGACCGCATGGAGGGGGTGATCCATGACCAGATGGTCGAAATGAAGTTCGAAGAGACCTTCCGTGAGATCATCACCGACGTCTGCCGCAATAAGGTCGCGATCATGAAAGGCCCGGTGCCTACGATTATCGAGACGCGGGAATGGACCGTAGACTCCAAAGGGATGCCGAAAGTCCAGAAAGTGGCGAAAATCGTACCGAAAGTGTACCGAGTCGAGCCCAAGGACTTTTTCCCGTCACCGGTCCATAAGGTCTCCGACAAAGGGAACACCGTCGAGCGCGTCTATTACGACCGGGCCGAACTCGCCAACCTGCGCGGTCGGCCCAACTATTCTGAGGCGGAAATCAACCGCACCCTTGAAAACTTCAACCACGCCGAGAAACCCATTGAGTATTCCACTGAGTCAGATGACCTCAAGCATATCGACTACGACGACGAGAATGTATCTCGGACCGTGGCCCGGGGTTGGGAAGTGCACGCAGTGGTGGATGGCACAAGGCTCATCAATTTTGGGTTTAAATTTGACCGGGACGGGAAGACACCCCTCGACCCGAACGGTGCCTACGACGTCAACGCGATCCTCATCAACTCCCGGATTCATTACCTGAATCACAACCCGGACGAATACGGCTCACGCCCTTACAGCTCTACGGGGTGGGCGGAAATCGTAGGGTCTTTCTGGTACCAAGCGATATGGGAGCTCATGACGGACATCCAAGATGTCTGCAACGGGTGCGCCCGTGCGCTGTGCAACAACATGGCTTTTTCTTCAGGCCCGCAAAGTGTGATCAACGACATCTCCCGGCTACCGGACGGGGAAACACTCACGCCCCCTCACCCCCTTAAAATGTGGCAGTTTACCAACGTCCATAAGGCCTCGGGTAAGCCTCTCGACTTTTTTCAGCCGGGCTCCAATGCTCAAGAACTGCTCGCCGTCTACGATCGGTTCGCTAAACTGGCGGATGATTTTACCGGCATCCCCGCTTACGCCTACGGTAACGATCGGGTCGCCGGAGCGGGGCGGACGGCGAGCGGCCTATCCATGCTCATGTCTTCTGCGGCTCGCGGCGTGAAGAACGTCATCCTGCGGATCGATGCTCAGATCCTCAATAAAGTGGTTGAGGATCTGTACTATTACAACATCCAATACTCGGACGACGAACTGCTCAAGTACGGAGCGGACATCAATGTACGAGCCACGGGGGCCATCCAAATCATGATCAAAGAGTCAATGGCGGCCCGTAGGCTCGAATTTTTACAGGCGACTTCCAACGACATCGATATGCGGGCCATCGGCGACGAAAACCGCGCCAAGCTTCTCAAGGACATCGCGTCGACGCTTGATCTGGACTTCAACCCGGTCAAGTCTCAGGAGCAGATTGCGACCATGTTGCAGGAGGAGTCCCAGATGGCGGCTCAGGCCCGTGAGGTCGAGCTCGCTGAAATGGACCGTCTGGCCCGCAAAGATGAAGCGGAAATCGCCCTGAAGGCGGCGGAAACTCAGCTCGCTTACGCCAAGGCCAAGATGGAAAACGATATCGAACAGCAGAAGGTTGACCAGAATGAAGCAACTGGATAGGGACCATTTAGCCCGTGTGACCCGCGAGCTCGACGAGTGCCCTGCGCTGAAGCAGTGGCTCGTCGAGTCGAGGACCGAAAACCGCGAGTATCTCGAAGCGTGCCCGCTTGAGGAGGCCCTACACCTTCAAGGCCAGAACAGTACGATCAATCAGGTACTGGACAAAGCCGTCGGTTTAGAGTAAACATTTTTTAGACGAGGAAACGGACACCCACGGACGGGACCATTTCCTGTTTAGTAAACGCGCAGACCGTCATAGGAGCGCAAACCATAAAGGAACAAGGTATGGGAGACCTACCATCAGCAATAGCGGACGCGGACGAAGGGCTTGATAATCTTTTGTCCCAACTGGAGAAGGGTGCAGTTCCAGACCCTGAAGTTCCCGCGACAGCGCCAGAGGCACCAGTAGCGCCGGAACCAGTAGTTGAAACCCCAAAGGACAACGTGCCGGAACCAGTAACACCGGACCTCGAAAAACAGCTCGAGAAGTCGAATCAGCGTTATAAGACGTTGGAAGGCATGATGAAAGCGGACCGGAAACGGTCCACCGAACTCATTCAAGGGCTAGAGCAACAGTTGGCTGACAGAAAGGCCGCTGAAGTGGAAGCACCATTGGATGTCAGCACACTCCTCAGCGAGGAAGAGCAGGCGGAATTTGGTGAAAGTGGTATCGCAGTGCTTGAGAAACTGGCAGGAGCGATCGCCGAGAAGGCCATAAGTAAGGCCCAACTGGAAGTTGAGCAGAAGCTCTCCGACATGGAGGACCGTGTCGATCAGGCTGAAGCCTCTTCAGAAGGGAATACGACTTGGGATCTCGTCGAGAAGCTCAATCCGGGCTCGAAAGCGATTAACAAAAGTGATCCGGGATGGTTTGCATTCCTCGCTGAAGTTGATCCGGTCAGTGGTAGTCTCTACCGCGACATCGGTGAAGCCGCCGCGAGCGTGAACGACGCCCGACGATTGGCCGAGTTGATCGATACCTACCGCGAAAGCGCAAATCTGGCGAAACCGGCAGTTCCGGTGAAGCCGAGTCAGACGCCTGTAGCTCCGAAAGATGACGGTTCTAACCAACCACCGAGTGAAAAGCGGGTTTATTCGCAAGATGAAATCCGTGAGTTCTATGATAACAGGACGCGAGGTCTCCGTAAGGGGATTACCGCGAACTTAAGCGTAGAACAGATGAACGCTCTGGAGTTGGATATTGACGTCGCCATGGAGGAAGGACGGGTTAAACTTTAGGGCGAGTGCCCTTCGACCGGGATTCCCTGTGGCGACTACTAAACAGGAGTTAGACAATGGCCACACATAGTAATGGTTCCCCAATGCCGTATGCCTCAGGCATCCCTTCGATTGGCAATCAATTGATGCAGTATATCCCCATCTTGTATGCGGGTAAAACCATCAAGCGTTATTACGAGACATCGATCCTCCCTTTCATCTCCAATACGGATTATGAAGGCATGATCAAAGCGCAGGGCAACGAAGTTAAAATCCGCACTGTGCCGGAAATCGCCATCGACGACCACGCCATTGGCGACGTGATCACCAATCAGCGCCCGCTGTCGGAGTCTAAAACGCTCTTGATCAACAAAGCGAAACGTTGGTCGTTCATCATCGATGACATCGAACAGGTTCAGACGGACCTGAAAAACCGCGTGACCGAATGGTCGCAGAACGCGGCGGAAAACTTGGATGCGGTTATCTGCACTGACGTGCTCGAAGACCTTCCGGGCGACGTCCATATTAAGAACAAGGGCACGACTGCGGGTCGGCTTTCAGGGTCGATCGACCTCGGCGGCGCGGAGGAAGCTACGATTCTGGTTCTGGATGAACAGAACATCATGAAGAAGATCGTGGAGATGGGCGCAGTTCTGGATGAACAGAACGTTCCGGACGAGGGCCGTTGGCTCTTGATCGACCCGCTGACCGCCGCGATCCTGAAAGCTTCCGACATCAAGGCTGTCGATCTGACGGGTGACTCCAAGTCTCCGTACCGTACCGGTCTGGTAGGCCGCTTGGACCGTTTCACGGTCTTCGCAACCAACCGTCTGCTCCGCGAAGCCGCGACTGACGCGGGTACTAATCCGGACACCCTTCCGCAGTCGTACATCAATATCCTGTTCGGTAACCGGGAAGGGTTGACCTTCGCGACACAGCTCACGAAGAACAAGATGGTCGATGATCCTAACGGATTCGACAAGATCTATCGCGGTCTTCAGGTCTACGGGTATAAGGTGATTAAGCCTCACGCCCTCGGTCTGCTTCGTGCTCTTCCGGCGATGTCCGTATAGCATAACCCCAAACCCTTAACGGAGAAATAAAATGGCTACAAGTAACGAAAAATATCAAGAAGGCGGAATCCCTTCGAATATGCAGGTTCTCGGTGTTCGCACTGCTGATCTGGTTAGCTCACAGCTCGAAAACGGACTGGTTGTTCTAGGTGACACCTACAATCTGTTCGACCTCGACGCGGATGAAGTTGTACTGAGCATCGGGGTAGACGTACGCTCTGAGTCAGCGGCTTCGACCGACGTCGAAATCAACCTCGACGCAACTGCGGTCACCGGCCTTACGGCTGTCGATCTGGCCACTGTAGCGAAGACTGTAGGTACTGTACCTGCGGCCGGAGCTACCGGTGTCATCAACGCGATCGTCACTGGCGGCGCAGGTGGCGGCTTGGACATTGACTTCAGTGTCTTTGCAGTGGTTGCCCGCGTTGTGAGTCCTGTGACTCAGACCGCAGTTGACACCCCCGCACCGTAAATAATCGGGCCCCTTCACGGGGGCCCTTTTCCTATCTCTAATGGAGACGCATCATGGCAAACGTTGAAAATCGAGCCGCTGAACACGGCAGTATAATCATCACGGACACGGATACGCACCGCTTTGGTTCTGGAAGGCTCCCTTGCGCCGCCCGGGTGCTCGAAGCCTGCACCATCGAGACGATTACTTCCCCGAACTGCACAAACATCGGAGGTTTTTACGACGGTGCCTCCCTTGATACGGACTCTCCGATCATTCTTGCGAGCATCTCGTCGATCAAACTGAGTTCAGCCGGGGCCATTCAACTCGTTTACAGCTAGGAGACCACCATGTCGCTTTGGGACTACAGGAACTTTTTACTCCCATGGAGGGAGGTAGGGTTTGGAGGTGCGCAGGGTCCCTACGATCCGAACTCTATGCTCCAAATGTTGACGGCCTATGACGGTGTCACGCCGTTCGTGGACAAGAAGGACATAGTTACAAGTCCGGAAGTAACAGGCGTGAACTGCCTGAGCTTTGATGGGGTGACCAACAGGGTGGACTATCCATGGTCCTCAACAGCGATCCGGAATTACACTGTAGAAGGGTGGTACAAAACGACTTCTACGGATGGAGGCTCTAACCAAGCCTTTTGGAGTGGAAATCTTTACAACGGTACGGAACGTATATTACCGCGCCCAAACGGTTCAGTATACTTAGAGGTAGGCGATAAGACGGGAACACCTTTAGGGGTCTTCACGGCGAATGAATGGGTGTACTTTAAATTACAACGTGTCGATGATGTCGCTTATTTCTATGTGGGAAATGATCCGGTACCGAAACACACCATCACTAACATTGTATCAGATACAGTGTGTGCCAGACCTAGTTTTGGTTATCAATCAACTGCCAATCGCCTGACTGGAAGTTTGTCTCAAGTGAAGTTCTCGACTCCGGACATGGTGGGCTATGACGTGTCTTTCCCTCTCTCCGAAGGCTCTGGAACCGTAGCTCACGATGTATCAGGCAACGGTAACCACGGAACGATCACTGATGCGACTTGGGAGGCGACAGGTCTTGGGTCAGAAGAGATTCTGAATCCGGATTTCGCTTCTGCCTCGGGATGGTATGCTGATGGCGGGGCCTCTATAGACACAGTGGCAGGTACTGGGACTGTTTACGATTCCGGAGCGCAGTCTTCTAAGTTAGCGCTAAGTAATCTGCATGAGATCGGTAAGACGTACCAAATGACGTATACGGTTATTGAGAGCGCAGGTGGGTATTTGCGGAACAACGCGAACACGCCCACGCAAGAAACAATCCCGTCAACGGTGGGGACTCATACTGTTAAGTACACACCAACCGTTACATACGGAGGTCTTAAGCGCGGCGTCTCTGGAGAGGTAACAGACATAACTGTAAGCTATGTGTCCATCAAGGAATACAGAGGAGGTTACATCCCCAGTTACAACCTTGCGGAAGGGTTCTCGCCTAAAGACCTCATCAGTAATGGTTCCTTTGATGAGACGCAAGACGGCGGATGGACTGCCCAGAATGGCGCTACCCTATATGACGGTTATGTACATTTGGATGGTGATAGTGCGGCTATATATCAAGATCTGTCGATCACCCCAATCGTAGGTAAGACCTATGATATTTACTACGAAGTACTACGGGCAGAAGGTGCAGGCAACTTGTTCTTGTCGGGTAATGGGTTCACTGCATCCACCCCTGTGAGTTCAGCAGTAGGTCCGCATAAAGAGAGTCTTCCTTGCGTGGACGTGGACCCGCTGTATTTCATTATACAGAATGGGACGACCCGTGATATTGATATTACAAATATTCGCTGTATTGATCCTGACTGTTACGCCCCCGCCCTCGCAGAGCCGACCTTGAGTCAACTCACGTTCGGCGGCGCAGACTACGTGTACCTCGTAGGTGCTGAAGAAGATACGGGTTATGAAGATAACTTCACTATCGAAGCGTGGTTTAAATATGACGCATCGGCAACAAGGGAGTACATTTACGCGGCGACGTCAAGTGACCCCGCTCCGCATGCTCACGACAGGTGTTTCGTTGCTATCGACGGTTCTAACAACAGGCCCATTGTTGGGCATTACCTTGGTTCCTTTGTAGCAAGTACAACTGTTCACGCGAATACCCTTGTGCCTGATAAGTGGCATCACCTCAAATGGGAACATAAAGCGGGAGATGGAACTCAACTCCTTTGGATTGACGGTACACCCCAAGTCCTAACACAGAGTTCCACATCCACAACTTCCGCTACAGGGAGTAGGATCGGAATGCTGATGAATGGTACTTTCGGGTTCCACGGTACTATCCGAAAGGTTATCGCAGGCGAGCACGAGTACGACTTCACGAAGTACTTTGGCAAGTCCACGGAAGAAATCCTTATCCCCTCTGGGCGCGATGGAACGATCGTAACGTCGAGCGGCTTGTCCACGATGTGGGGAACCCGTTGGGCGAATCGAGTAGTTGGTCCGGACACATGTGTGGTACAATATGCAGGCGGCCAAGATAATATCTACACAGGCATCCGAGCAAATACGAAGACCGAAGTGGTCGAGGCTTCCATCATGTGGAACGAAGATGCCCCTGTTGACCAACGCATGGGCCACACTGCGCCGTACTTCTGGTTTGGTTCAAGCTCTAATGGGAAATTTCAGATGGGTTATGGAACGTCCATTTCGGATACAAGCAATGTCACGATTCAAGCGTTCAAGCGCTATGAAGTCCGCCTAGAAGCGCATGGTGACACAGGAGGAAAACTGTTCGTTGACGGCGAGTTAGTGTGTGAGACGCATTCTGTCCCGACTCTCAATGGGTCGGGAACATACAGGCTTTTCTCCCGTAGCACGAGCAACTACATGAATTGCAAACTCTTCTCATTTAAGATGTGGCAGAACGGCGATCTCGTTGTTGACGCAACGCCTTTAGCGGGTGGGGTTATGTATGACGCGGTCACTAGTGAGGTGATGACTAGTAGACTTGATCCCACTACGCTCACGACAGAAGGGCTTCTTGTTGAAGGTGGGACCGTAGTTGACGCAGGGTCATACCTCCCGTTGACCAACCGTGGCGGCGACATCTACAACGGCGCGGAACCTCTGGCGATCCAGACGGCGGCTGATGTGACACACCCGCTTCATATCTATGTGAGTATTGATGGCGGGGGTCCGGTTCAATTCGCCTATGATGGCATGTCTTTTGGGTCGCCACAATATGTCTCACCTGAAGGCTCGGAGTGGATACAAAAGGCTTATGGAGGCGCTTGGCGATTCGCCGCGAATGTGGCCACCCTCGGAACCAACCCTGCGACATCCTATCTTCCTCCGACAACTGGTTGGGTGTCTGTTATACGCCAAGTTGACTTGATAGAATATTCGCTCAATGCCCTTGGCGGCCCAACGTACTGGGGCACTGGCGAGGTATGGGTTCCCAAGGACTACGATGCCGCACTGAATCACCCGAATGGCTCTGGCGGCTCTTGGTTCAAATGGGAGCAGGATGCGGTGTCCGGAGTCTGGTACGTTGCCAAGGCTGATCAATATCCCGCAGGCATGAGCTTTACCCCTGCGCAGATAGCACGTAATCAACGATACTATGGGCCATCACCTATCGGAGGTTTTGCCTCGTGAAGATCTTATTAACAGCAACTTCATGTTAAATGTAGACGGTTATGTACTATTCATGTCATAGGAGTAATTATGGAAGATGAAATACCAGAAGTGCCTTACGCTCGCTTCATGCGGCCCAACGGCATTCCCTACGCCTACGTCAAGCTGACTCTTGAGGAGTACTTGGACACCGAGGTTCCCATTGA